AATGGACCGAGCACACCTGGAATCCATTCGTCGGCTGCACGATCCATACCGCCGGCTGCGCTAACTGCTACGCCATGCGACAGGCCGAGCGCATCGTCCGCCTCACGCCGGGCCGCTCTGTCTACGAGGGCACCGTCCGCAACGCTAACGGCAATCCGGTTTGGACCGGGCAGATCAATCGCGCGAGTGACGCGACCTGGCGAAAGCCGCTCAAGGTAAAAGAGCCGTCCATGTTCTTCGTTAACTCGATGTCGGACTTTTTCCACGAGGCCGCGCGCGACGAATGGCGCATCGAGGCGCTGCGCATCATGGCCGCGACGCCTCACCAGTATCAGATCTTGACCAAGCGCCCGGCCGAGATCCTCGCATTCCTGGCGCGCACGCGCGCGAGCTTCCCGAGTAACGCCTGGATCGGCGTCACGATCGAGCGCGGCGACTTCGTCTCGCGCCTCGACACGCTGCGCAGCGTGCCCGCGCTGATCCGCTTCGTCTCGGCAGAGCCGCTGCTCGGACCTCTCGGGCCGCTCGATCTGTCCGGCATTCACTGGATCATCACCGGCGGGGAGAGCGGGCCCGGCGCACGGCCCATGCATGCGGATTGGATCCGCGAGATCCGTGACGCCTGCATCGCGCAGCGCGTGCCGCACTTTTTCAAGCAGTGGGGAACGCCGCAAAACAATCCGCTGTGGAACGACGCTGCAGCGCGACGCGCTGCGCTGATGCGCGCGCGCCCCGAGACCGATCCGAAGAAACCGCTGCCGCGCCTCACGCCTACCGAATGGCTCGCGACCTTCGATCCGCATGGCAAGGGCGGCTCGACGATCGACGGCGCGCAGTGGAAACAGTATCCGGCCTTCGAAACTCAGCCGTTGCTGATCTGACGCGCCATGTACGCTTTTACCCTCGCAGACCACGGCAAGCGCGCCCGCTACGCTCAAGGGTGCCGCTGCGACGAATGCCGCCGCGCTAACTCCCTCTACGAACGGCTGCGCTTGCGGCTGCATTCGTGCGGCCTCGCGCAACCCAATCCGCTCGTGCCGGCCGCGGCCGTCGTCGCGCACATCCTGAAACTGCGCCGCGACGGGATCGGCCGCTGCCAGATCTCGCGCGTCGCCAAGGTGCCGGCGTCGACAATCTCGCTGATGCTCGCCGGCGAACGGCTGCACATACGCAAGCAGACCGCCGACCGGATCCTCGCCATGACCTACCGCGATCGCGCCAACGGCGCGCACATCCGCGCCGGGCTCACCTGGAAACGCATCGACGAGCTGCTCGAGCACGGCTTCAGCAAGCGGCGCATCGCGAGGGAGCTCGGCTATCGGTCGCCTGCGCTGCAGCTCAATCGCAGCAAGGTCACGAAGAAGAACGCCGAGAAGGTCGAGAAGCTCTGGCGCAAGTACATGACGATCGAGGGCGCATGAAGTACGTGTGCTCGAACTTCCTAGAGCGGTGCGGGCCCGACGGCGGCCGACGGCCGCGCTCGATCTGCCATATCTGCCTGCAGCCGCTCGCGCTGCACTCACCGCGCCCACCTGCACCCGTAATTACCCACGCCCCCGCCTGCGAGCGGTGTCGCCGCTCGCTTTCGCCTTTCCCGCATTTACCCGTTTAGGCCCACGCTCGCGCACGAGCACGGCGCCGTAGTGCGTCATGTCGTCGTTGAAGCCGCAGTGATAGCCGGTCCAATGCGACACGCGATAGCGTTGCATGGCCGCGAGCTGCTCGAGCTTCCAGCGGCAGACCTCCAGATATTTCGCGTGCATCGGACCATTGCCCCATCGCTCGACGGCCTGGCGCATGCTGGCAACGTGCCACGCGCCTTGTAGGCGCAGCTTCTGCCGCAGCCCATCGTTGACCGCGAGCACGAGCACGGGCCCGCGCTCACGCTCACTCGCGAAGAACGCCTCGATGGTCGGCCACGGCTCGCCATAGGGATCGACGTCGAGCATCGAGATCGGCAGATGCGCGGCCGCGCCTTCCGCGAGCGACGGCTCGGCCTTCGCCTGATACACGCACCACGTCGGCCGCTGACGCGCGAGTACTTCGACCTTCGCTAGATCGGTCTCGAACACGGCGCCGCGCGCGACGCTCGTATAGACGCGCTTGAAGATCTCACCTAAGCCCCCGTGCGTCTCAAGAACGACGGGCGGGGAGTCCGGCGCGAACCGCCTCAGCAAGCTGAGCCGCAGTGCCGCTTTGCGCTGTAGCGTCGTGTTGTCTTTCTGTGTCATGGCCTGTGAGGTAGTAGCGAGCGAGCTCGAGCACGGCCTCGCCGCGGTTGATGATTCCCGTCGCCGCGATCGCGCGCTCGAAGTCCGCTGTCTCTGGGACGGCGAACACCACGCGCAGCACATGCCCCGGCGACTTGCCGACCGCGCGCGCGCCGGTGTTCTTGGTCGGCTTGACGATCGCGCTTTCCGCCATCGTGGAGAGCGAAGCGAGCAGCTCGTCGAGCGGGCCGCCGGCGGGCTCATGTCCGCGCAGCAGCTTCGCGAGCGCCTCGGGATCCACGCCCGCAAGCTCGGCCATCGGATTGACGATCGCCAGCGCGAGCTTCTCCTCGTCCGGCGTTAGATCGACCCACAGCACCGGCACCGTCGGCTCGTTGTTCTCGATCGCGATGTCGAGGCGCATCTCGCCGTCGATCAGCATTCGCGTGCGATGGCTCACGAGACACGTGTCGATGTATCCGAGCTGCTCGAGCGCGTCGCGCATCGCCGCGCGCTGCTGGTCCGGATGCGTGCGCCAGTTCAGCGGGTTGCGCTTGATTGTCCGCGGATCGACCAGCTCGAAGCTGACGATCCGATTCTTGAACGCCGCCGCGATGTGGGACTTTGGCAGGCCGGAATTCCGCGCAGCTCCTCGCTTGCGCGGCTTTTCCGTGTTGGACTTTGGCAGGCGACTCATTGAGCGCCGAAAGTCGCCGGCGCGCCCGGCACCGGGTTGACGGTGATCGCGACCGATTGCGTGACGGGCACCGTTCCCGAGAACGCCTTCGTTGCCGCATTGCTCGCGGCACTCTCAGCGCCGCTCGCATTGACGTGCGTGGCATAGCCGCGCAGCGTCCCGGTCTGCGATACGCCCGTGACCGTATGCATACTCGGCCGCGTCGCCGTCATGTCGCTCAGATCGACGCACGTCACGCCGCCGCTGTTGCACGTCGGCAGCGGCGCCGTCGTCGAGAGCGTCGGATTGAACGTGTGCCGAATCCGGGTGATGCCGCGCTGCGCTTGCGCGTAAGCGGAGCCGTCCGTGTTCTGCGTCGCCGGCGTCCAGGTGAACGTGACGATCGAATCGCCGGGGAACGTGCACGTGAGCTGCAACTGCAGCGTGCCGCTCGTGGCGATCGTGATCGTTTGCGTGCCGGATCCGGCTTTCGCGCCCGCCCACGACGGATGCCCGGTCGCGGTACACGGCGTGCCGGTAGTGAGCGGCGGATTGGTAGACCACGACACGTCGGTCGTGATCGAGCCATTGCCGCTCGTGACGCTCGCGCCAAGCGTGACGGTGTTCTGCGCGAGCGCGGGACCGGCAGCCAGTGCCAGCAGTGCGAGAAGTGCATAACGATTTGCATATTTCATGCGAGGCGACCTCCGTCGCTTGGTTTTGAAAGATCGGGGAGAGGATCGGATGCCTGGACCGGCTGATGCCGCGGGACGACCCCCGCGAGACTACCCAAGGCCCGCTGTTGACCCACGGCACCAGCCGGCGCCGCTGATTCTACCCAAGGCGGGTCGAGCCGTTCGGCCTCGATTGTTTCGGCGAGCAGCTCGCTCGCTCGCGGCGTGGCCTCGATGTCGTGCGGGATGCGCCGCCGATCGCCCTGGCGCACGCGCGCGCGCAGCCAGTTGACGCGCAGCTTCGGCGGATCCGGCATCACGGGCCGAACCTCGGCGCCGGCGTCCAATCCGGCAGTTGCGCGATGACGCGCGAGAAGCGGTCGGCCTTCGAGTCGGCCATGTGCAGATTCCACGCGCCTATGACCCACGCAAGGCGGACTTTGGGCGGCGGCGGCACCAGCTCCTCGGAGACCGCGGCGAGCCGCTCGCGCAGCTTCTCGGCGGGCTGGCTCTGCTCGCGGCCGACACGGCGGCCGGCGAGCACGCGGAAGAAGGTCCGCGCGCGCGCCTCGTCGACGTGCACCGCCATATAGAACGCGAACATGAGCGCCGTCGGCGTGAGCAGCGCGGTGGCGTACGGCGCTTTGTCCGCCTCCTCCATCAGCGGGACCATGCGCGGATGCTGCGCGCGCAGCTCGTCGAGGATCGTATTGCTGATGCGCTTCTTCAGCCCAAGCTCGGCGGCGAGCGTGCGATGCACGAGCCGCATGGCCGCGCCGACGCTGTTCGGATTCTTGACGCCGCGGATCGCGAGCACGTCGCCGGCACTGCGCTTCTTGCCCGTGTCGATCGTCTTGAACACTTCCGGATCGAGGCCGCGGATCACGAGGAACAGGATCTCTTTGCCCGACTTGATGACGGCGTCGAGACGATGCTGGCCGTCGACGAGCTTGCCGTCGCGATCGAACTTGATCGCCTCGCCGTTGAACAGCCACTCGCCGGAGATCATCGCGCCGACGTAATCCCACACCACACCGCGCGATCGCGGCCGGTTGCCCGCGTTCGTCGCGAGATACTTGCGAGCGAGCTCGGGGCCGATCAGCTCCTCGGTATAGGTCGCATGCGTTTGCACAAGCTGCGGTGCGGCGCTCATTGTCGGACCTCGTTTGGCACGATGAAGGGCAAGCCGATCGCATGCGCGCGCCGCTCGATGTAGATCCCCGGCGTCAAGCTCCAGACCTTCGCCGCGGTCAGCGTCCACACGGGGGAATCATCCTCGTACAGCGCGTCGAGCAGCGCCTTGACGAGGTTGTCGATGTCGGGCGTTGCCTGGTGCGGATGTCCCGAGTAGAGCTCCGGCGGCTTGCTCTTGGGGATCGGCATCAAGAACACGACGAGATCGCCCGACGTCGGCTGCCAGACGCGCCGCAGCCGGACCTCGTCGCGAAACGCGCGATAGCGCCCGACGGCCGGGCGCACGTCGCGGCCGCGCTTCCAGCGATCCGATTGGACCTGGCGCGGCGCCGGGCATGGCTCGATCGGCCAGAAAGCGGATTCAGGCAAGTGTGGCCTCCCCATTGTTGACGTAGCCATGCCACGCGCAGTCGCCGCTCAGCAAGATCGACCGCGCGCCGCCGGGCGGATCCCCGTGCAGCGTGAGATCGTCGAGCGAGGTCCCGTGCAGGCTCCAGCGGCCGGGCCCGGGCGTCGCCGTCTCCGGCACGCCGCGCGAACGGCTCCAGCAGATCACGGAGTGCGTGCCGACGTTGCCGCCGTTTTTGTGAAAGCACTTCGGGCAGAGAAAGCGCACGCCCTGCGCCTGCTCGATCGACGTCACCTGCGTCCAGCGCGTCGCATCGGCGTCGACGTGATAGGTGAGGAACTCGGCCTCGAGCTGGCGCAGCGTGTACGCCTTGATCTGGTCCGCGCTCACGCCGGCCGCCTTACGACTCGATCGAAATAGATCTCGATGAACCGCGCGCGCGCCGGTCGCGTGTAGAGGTATAGACAATAGCCCGACGACGGCGGGCGCACGCCCATCCTGACCCAGCGCAACGCGAAGAACTGCCACCACGGCCACACGCGCGGACAGCCCGGATGCCCGTGCCTCGCGCCGAGGATCATCGGCTCTCGAATGCGGACATAGAACTTTATGCGCATAGCTCGACCTCGATGACGATGAAGGCATTGCCCGACGGCAGCCCGACGGCGCGCCGATTCGGATGCTTGCTCGGCATGACGACGACGCACGGCCGCTCGTACGGGTTGCGATCGAGCCGCGCTAGAAGCTCCTCGTGCACGTCGATCGAGAACATGACGCGCTGGCCCCGCTGCGTGTCGCCGGCGAGCGTCAGCGCGCGCAGCACGCCGAGAGGATCGGGCCCGAATTCCCAGTAATAGCGGCCGCTCACTGGACGCTCTGCAGGTGCCGGCCTTGGGTCACATGCACGGAGCCTTCGCGGCGCTCGACCGTGATGTCGGGCGCGAACTCGACGCGGCCGTCGGGATGCGCGATCGCGACGACATGCCAGCCGAGAGGCTTGCCGACGCCTTGCAGCGCCGTATCCCATACGTCGCAGACCTGGACGCTCGGATGCCAAAGCACGTAGAGAGCTCGGCCGACGTTCACGGCATTGCGCTGCGCGCCGGCGGCGTAGATCTCGACGAACGGAGAGCGGCGCCAGCCGGAGTAAGCGAGCCGCTGCATTGCTTCGAGCGTATCGCCGTCCCCGCGCAGAATCTCGTTGAGCAGATCCTCGCCGAGAACGTCCTGCAGCTTTTGAAGCTCCGTGCACATCGACTCGAGCGACGAGATGAACGTCAGCGTTTCCTCTCTCGTGATCGTCGCCTTTTCCGCGTGGCTTACTTTTTGCTTGAGCAATCGGAGAGCGCGCGCGACGTGTTCGAAGAACTCGTCGCGGGTGCGGTTGTCGGTCGGATCATTCATCGGAGCCCCCAGGATGCGCACAAGTTATCAACAGCTTCAGGCCTCGCGCGGTTACTACTGGCAGCGTCGTCTTTTTCCAGAAGAAAGAGAACCAAGACGACAACAGCAGCCGACCGATACGCGGACGGCGGACGCGCCTCTCCCTACCCGCTGACGCGGCCGAGTGGGCGCTCCTCCACAGGACGCGCACCGTGCTCCGCGCGCAGCGGTCACGGCTGATCGGTTCGCGGCTGACGCGCCGCGGGTGCCCGGGTCCGATCTTCTCCCTCCGGCTCGCTTTTGCACCCAGGCCCGGCACTCCCGCCGGGCGCTCAGCTCCTCGCGAGTGTTCTCCCTCGACGCCCGGACAGTGACCTTTCACGCGGCGACAGTTGAGACGTCGAGCGGGAGATCGACGGCCCGCACGCGGGCCAGTCATCTCCCCGAGAATCATTGAATATTTCCGGCATATCCGCCGCGGCCGTCGGCTTTCCGGATTCAGCCGGAACCGGCTGCGCGAGACCGAGAGCCTCAAGCGCGGCGCGGCAGTTTGACCCGGGATTACTTTCCGAAAGCAGCCGCGGCGCTCGATGGCACTCACAGCGACACGTCACGCCTCGGTTGATTATCCGCGTCGCCGCGCAGCGCCACGGATCGCGGTGGCGGCAATGACACGTCACGCGCAAATCTCTTGGTAGCCGCAGCGCCGGCACTTGAACGCCGCCGGCGAGCCGCTGTCGTGGATCCACACGCACTCGTGATCGTGCAGCCCGATCCAGCAAAGCCAGCGCCATCGCATCATGCGAGCGCCTCGTACTTCGAGAGGATCATCTGCGCCTCGTCGAGCAGCCGCGGGTCGATGAGCGCCGGCGGCGGGCTGGCGTTGTAGAGGTCCGGCCGCAGATGCCGGCGCGTGACCTGGCCGTCGGTGATCTCCTCGAACGCGGCCCAATACGCCTTGTCGACGAGCTGGCCGCGCTTGAGCCAGAGCTGCACCGCCTGCGATGTGATCGACAACGGCGCCTTGCCGTTCGGCGCGGAGTTGGCCGCGAGGTAGAGCGTGATTTGGTGAGCGAGCTCGCGCTGCGTCCCGACGAGCGCGATCGCATACGCAATAGCCAGACGGGCACGGGCGCGGTGCTCAGCTCTTTGCACTTTTTGCAGTTCTTCTACGCGGGAGCGAGAAGCTACACCCAACAGCCCCCGCGGCGCAAATCAACGGGCCCCGCCCATATACCGCCATATCCCGGGAAAACAGGCTCCCCGCGCCAACAAGCGGCCTTGCCGATTTCAACCGTTCGGGCGTAGACTCCGCTCCGTGACACTTCGAAGCGCCATAGCCGTGAACCACGCCACGCAAGAGCTTGTGCTCGGGCTGATCGACGACCGGACCCGGTCGCTCGTGAACGCCCGCCAGCTCGCCGTTGCGCAGCTCGGCCGACACCATCCGAACGTCGGCGAGATCTGCGAGCAGCTCGAGCGGCTGGATCGCGCGCGCGCGGAAGTGTCCACCTATCGGCCGCGGGCGGCATGACGTGCGAAGTAGTGAGCGCATGGTCGCCGACCCTGTGAGCGCCCCGCAGACGAGGAACGCCGACCCCACCCTAGGTCGAATCCTTGCTCGGGGCGCTCGGCCACGGACCACACCACGGAGGTACAGTCATGTCGTTCACCGTCCCGCCCTCGCCCGCTGCTGCTGAGAAACCGCCGCCCAAGGCTTCGAGCTGGATCGCCGGCGACGTCACCGTCGTCGAGCGCGACGGTCCGCACGTCTACTCGCGCGCGATCCTGATCGCTTTCGCCACCGTCGAGGAGATGCGCGCCGCGATGCGGCTCGTCGAGCCGATGCTGCAGATCGGGGAGCGCCGATGATCCACTGGGAGTGGCCCGCGCTTCTGTGGGCCGGCGTGAACAACGTCGGCCTATGGGCATGCGCCTATGTCTTGCTCAGCGAGCAGCGCCGCAAGTACGACCGCGTCATCTCGGCCGCATGCGTCGCGATGTTCGTGACCTTCACGATCAATCTGGCGGTGCTGTATGCGAGGCTCCTATGAGCAGCCACACGCGCGGCCGCTGCAAGCCTTGCGAGATCGTTTGGGAATGGCCGCGTGGCGAGCGCGCGCTGCGCGGCACGAAGTGTCCGCGCTGCTCGCGCCAGCTCGAGCAGACCGCGCAGAACGTCAAGGCGCGCCGTCGGCGCTACCCGATCGAGCGGGTCGCATGAGCGCCCCCGGCTCGATGTTCTACGCGCTCGGCACGGTCGCCGCCGCGGCGCTCGTGCATCCACACGAGAAGCCGCTGCAGCTTTGGGTCGTGTACGACAAGCCGCGCGACTATCCGGAGGATCACGTCGCGCGACGTTGGGAGATCCGCGCCGGCTCGACATGCGCGACCGACGAGACCATCGTCGGGCCGCTCGGCGCCATCCGCCGCCGACTCGCCGACAAGGGCCTGCATGCTCTCAAGCGCGATCCGACGGATGATCCGGTGATCGTGGAGTGCTGGTTATGATCGAGATCTTCGCGGGCCTCGTGCTCGTCGGCTTCGCCTGCATCATCGTGTGGATCTTCGGCAACGAGCTGAGCACGCCGATCGACTACCGCGTCGAGCGTTGGTCGCCGAACGTCTACGGCATCAAGTGCGTGCTGCGCTGGCCGTGGGGAACTCGCTGGATCATCGAGACGGCCGGGCCCGGAGATCCCGGCGTCACGTTCACGACCCGCTCGCGCGACGAGGCCGAAGGCTTTGCCGCGATCATGCGCGAGGATCTTCATGACGCCGGCGATCGTCGCGATCAAGCGCTTTAAGTGCGTGTACTACGCCCTCGCGCGCCGCGACGACGGCCGCCTCTATATCTGCGCGCGCAGCGTGGATAGCTTCACTTGGGGAGATAACAACAATGTCCGACCGATACGAGCTGCAGCGGCGATCCCGCAATCGCCGCGCAGTGGTGAGACCTGACGAGCCGCCGACCTCGCTGCTCGACTACAAGCGCCGTAAGGATCTGGAGGCGTACGAGCGCCGCCGCGCGCAGATCTGCGAGGCGCGGCGGCAGATGCAGCGGCGCGACCCCGGGCCCGGCAGCTCGATGTCGCTCGGCTGGCTGTGCTTCTACGTCGCGGCGCTCGGAGCGATGATCGCGCTCGCGGTGCTGAAGTCATGCGCGTGATCCGCAAGCACGACGACTGCCCGGATCACGTGATCGAGAATCGACGCGAGCAGCGGCTACCGAATGCCGACTGCAATCGCTGTCTCGTGCTCGCGCTCGCCGAAGCCAATCAGAAGATCGACGAGCTGCAGGCGCGGCTCGGGCGCCCGCTTGGCCCATGCGCAGCATGTGGCGCCATGCTTGGCGAAGCTCACCTATCGAGTTGTTCGGAGATCTGATGTCGCGTAAGAGCAAGCTGACCGATGCAACGAAGGAACGGATCCGCGATCTCGCGGCGAGCGGCCTCAATCCGCCGGCGATCGCAGCCCTCGTCGACGAGCACCCAAGCACGGTCCAATGGTTCATGTACTCCGACGGGATGAGAGCGCCCTCGCAGACCGACGAACCGTCTAGCTACATGCGCAACGGCCGCCGCGTGCATCGGTTCACGCGCGCGGAGGATGCTTTCATCGAGGCTCGCCGGATCGCCGGCGACGGCTTCCCGGAGATCGCGCGCAAGGCCGCGGCGCGATTCGGCACGGAGCGCAAGCCGCACTCGATCCAAGTCCGACTCATCATGCTCGCGAACCTGGAGGTCGCATGATTCTCGATGTGCTGCTATTCGCGTTGTTCTTTGCCGGCTTCTGCTATTGCGTCTCGCACAACCATGACGACGAGCTGTACGAGCCCGCCGGCGTCGTCTGCTTGATGCTGATGTGTTGGGCCTGGCCGCTCGGGTTCGCCTATTTCATCGCGCTCGTGCTCGGCGCCGCGATGCTGCTCACGATGGTCATATGAACGAGATACAGATCGAGCAGCTCGTGCCCGGCGGGATCAAGGCAACGGACCATATCCACAAGGGAAGGAACGACGGCACGTGCTCGCGCTGTCGCAAGATGCCGGCCGAGGACGACGTGCCGCTGATGTTCTGGGCGAAGCAAGGCACCTGGCTGTGGATCTACTGCGAAAAGTGCCTCGGCGTCGAGCCGGTGCATTGATGCGCGGCCTCACCATACAGCAGCCGTACGCGACGCTCTGCGCGCTCGGCGAGAAGGAGCTCGAGACGCGGAGCTGGCGCACGAATTACCGCGGCCTCGTCGCGCTGCACTCCTCGGCCGACTTTCCGCCCTGGTGCCGCAAGCTCCTGAACGTCGAGCCGTTCTACTCGGCGCTGATCCGCGATCGCAAGCGCGTGCCGATGCCGCTCGGCAAGATCCTCGCGATCGGCTTGCTCGTCGATTGCCATCCGGTCACGGAAGATTTCTGCCGCAATATCTCGCGGACCGAGTACGCGTTCGGCGTCTATCAGACCGGGCGCTTCGCCTTCCGGCTCGAGAACGTGCACATGCTGCGCCATCCGATCGACTGGAAAGGGATGCTCGGCTTTTGGCACGTGCCGGCGGACCTTGAGGCGCGCATCGTGCGCGAGGCGGCATGATCGTCCACATCCTCCACAACGGCGCGCCGCGCTGTCGCTTCTCGGCCGCGGTGCCGCGCGACTGGCCGCCGGAGCACCGCTGGATCTCGCTCGACGACTACCGCGGACCGCCGTCGATCGAACTCGCGCACGCGGAGCTTTGCGTGAACTGCATCCGCGCGGTCGGGCCTAACCGGCTGCGACGCGAGCGCACGAAGGGATGGCGCACGCCGAAGGGCGCGATCTACGTCGGCCGCCCGTCGAAGTTCGGCAACCCGTTCATCGACTACAAGCATCCGAAGCGCGCCGATGCATGCGTGTTCTACGTCGCGCGCGCGGGAACCACGGTGACGCTCGCCTTTCCCGGCGGGCCCGGCACCGATCGGGACTGCGTCTACTATTTCGAGCGGTGGGTCGCCGGCGAGCTCGCGGACGTGCGCGGCATGGTCGCCGTCACTGACGCGGCGCTGCGGATCCGCAAGTCGATCGAGGAGCTGCGCGGCCGCGATCTGCTCTGCTGGTGCGCGCTCGACAAGCGGTGCCATGCCGACGTGCTTCTGCGTCTCGCCAATCAATCGAGGTAATCATGACGAAGATCCGAACCGACGAGGGCGCGCTCGGCCGCACGCTTCAGACAAAGCGCGCCAAGATCAAAGACGACGATACGTGCGTCTGCGAGACGCGCCTGCAGATGCCGGTCAAGCGCGAGGAATTCGCCACGCTCGCGGGCCTTCCGCCCGAAGTCATCGAGACGCTCTACACGGAGGAGGGCGCGCCGATCGCGAACCTCGAGATCCGCGTCGAGAAGCGCGAGCTGTCCGTGAACGGCAAATGCTGGCGCGGCGAGGGCAAGCACGCGGCGGAACTCAAGCTCAAGAAGGCGATCGCGAGCGTGCTGCGATTCAAGCTCGAGCCGTCCGGCGCGATATTCATCTGCACGGTGCGATGGCGGGCCGCCGGCGACGAGGTCGAGGACGTCAAGGATCTGCTCGGCCAATGGTGCTCGCTCGATCTGTCGCTCATGTTCGTCCAGGGCCAGCAAGAGAAGCTCGACCTGGGCGGCGGCAGCACGAAGCACACGACCACGACGCTGACGGTCGTCGATGCGCCCGTGCATACCGAATGCTGCGGCGTCACGCGCGAGACCTGTCTCGCCGGCGTCGCCGCGGGCGAGGCGAAGTGCTGCGAGAAGTGCGTGCACGAGCGGCCGCTGCGCCCCGACGAGGATCTGCCCGCCGGCGTGCCGCCGATCCGCAAGCTCGCCCCGTCGGATCAAGAGCCCGCCACGACGCGGCTGCGCGAGCGCGTGAACGCTCTCGGCCTCGGCTACGCGGTCCCAGACGGGCCGCGCGTGTGGTTCGCTTTCTCGCCCGCGGAGCTGCAGAAGATCATTCGGTTCTGCGACCGGCGCGAGAACGGCGAGACGCCGAACCCCCCGGCTTCACTGAAGCAGTTTAAGCAGAAGAAGGAATAGACGTGCTGCAGCTTTGGCGAAACGTCGGCGAGCGCATCATGATCGGCGACGACGTCGTGCTGACGCTGGTCTCGAACACGAACGGTGTCGAGGCGCGCGTGCAGATCCAGGCGCCACAGATCGCCGACGGCCCGCGCATCGCGCGCGTCGCCTTGCGCGAGCCCTACCGCCTCACCGCCGAGATCTCGTTCACGCTCGATCCCATCGAGCGCACCGGCGCCCGCTTCCACATCAAAGCGCCTCGCGAGGTTCAGATCTACCGCGAGGAGATCTACAACGAAAAACTACAGGAGCGCGGCATTGACCCCCACAACCGTTGAGCTTGGCTATGCGGTCGGCACTGGCGAGCGCGTCGAGATCCCGATCCGACACATGGTGGTCACCGGGCAGACGCAAGAGGCCGGCAAGACGACGACACTAGAGGCGCTGATCGAGCGCGCGGCGATCCCCGCGATCGCATTCCTGACGAAGCGCGGCGAGCGCGCCTTCGGCGAAGGCCGCCGGATCCCGCCGTACTTCCGGGAGAAAGCCGATTGGCAGTTCGTCAGCTCGGTGCTGGAGTCGATCCTGCTCGAGCGCATGAAGTTCGAGCGCGCCTGGATCATGCGCGTGACCAAGGCCGCCAAGACCCTCGCCGACGTGCTGCGCAACTGCAAAGAGCAACGCAAGCAAGCGCGACGCGGCATCGACGAGAGCATGTACATGCAGCTCGAAGCGTACCTCGAGATCATCGTGCCGCGCGTCGCGCGCGTGCAGTGGGCCAAGACCGTTGACCTGCAGCCCGGGCTCAACATCTGCGACCTGAGCAACCGCGACACATTCCCGCCGGAGCTGCAGGGCCTCGTGATGCGCTCGGTCATCGAGTGGATCTACGAGCATGCGACCGCGGCGATCACGATCATCCCGGAGGCTTGGGAATTCGTGCCGCAGTCGCGCGGCTCTCCAGTCAAGCTCGCGGCCGTCGAGCTGATCCGCAAGGGCGCGGGCCTCGGCAATTACGTTTGGCTCGACAGCCAAGACATCGGTGGCGTCGACAAAGAGATCTTACGGTCGTGCCCGGTGTGGCTGCTCGGCGTGCAGCGCGAGACCAATGAGATCAAGCGCGTGCTCGACAACATCCCCGCCGGCGTCAAGAAGCCGCGGCCGGCCGATGTCTCGATGCTGAAGAAGGGCGAATTCTTCGCGTGCTTCGGCGAGCACACGATCCGGACATACGTCCGGCCGAAGTGGATGGACGCGGACGAGGCGCACGAGATCGCATGCGGCTACAAGATGGCCCGGCCGCCGCCGGCGCCGATCATTCGCGCCGACGATCCCTGGCCGCCCGACGTCGGCGTGCAGATGATCGAGGAGGAGCTGCGCGCGAAGATCCGCGCCGACGTGCTCGCAGAACACAAAAGCGAGCTGACGGCGGCCGAGGAGCATGGCCGGCTGAAGGGATTCGAGCAGGGTTACGCCGCGGCCGCGGCCGCGATCACCGGCAAGGTGACCGGCGTCGTCAAGACGGGCGAGGCCTTCGTCGAGGAGTTGCGCGCGCTCGCGCGAGATCTCGCCGCGCGCGCGGCCGTATCCGCTAACACGCTCGAGATTGCCCCGCCCGGGCCCGGCCGATTCCGCTATGCCGCGGACCCGGAGCGGATCGGCTCCACGCCGGAACACCACGACAACGCCGCCGGGCAGCCAAAGCTCGATCGCATCATCCATCTGCTCGAAACACGGAGAACGCTGTGAGCGAAGAAAAACTCGACCGGATCCTCGCGCTACTCGAAGGCCTCGACGAGGAGCAGCTCTACCAGCGCGTCAAGGCCCGGCTCGCGGAGGAGGCGCCCGCGCTGCTGAAGGTGCTCACCGTCACGCCGCAGATCCAGCTCGAAGAAAAGTTCGAGACGATCGAGGTTGACGGCAAGACGCCGAAAGGCCGGGTCGCGCGCCTGATCCTCGATGGCTGGTTCGACACGCCGAAGAATGCGAACAAGGCGACCGAGGAGATCAATCGCCGCGGCGGCGCGCTCGTCGCCGCGCGCGTATACGAGGCATGCGATGCGCTCGTCGCGCTCGGTTTCCTCTACAAGCAAAAGCTCGCGAACCGCAGCTATGCCTACGTCGTCGTCGAAGGCATGAAGGCGAACGTGCGCGCATGATCGGCTCGCGACAATGAAGCCCGCTTATTTCAAAACGTGCCGATGCGGGCAGCGAATCGTGATACTAAATACGAAGCGCGGTAAGCGGCTCGCCGTCAACGTGGAGCCCAAAGGCCACGAGGCATACCGATACCGCGGCGTCGCGCGAGTCGAGCAAATGTACGAGTGGGGGCAGCATCAGCCGCACCTGCTGACGTGCACGAAGCCATACGACAAGGCGACGCAAAATAGAAAGAAGTTCGTCTAGGCTCGTCCAACAAAACCACGGAGGTTAGTCCCATGTCCCAAGAACACCGCGAAATTCTACTCGCGCAGCTCAAGCCCTCGGCCACGGAGGCGCAAGCCATGCGCCGCAAGCAATTCGACAAAGGCGCGCTGCGCGAGCTGGCCGACTCGATCAAGCTCTCCGGCGTCGTGCAGCCGATCGTCGTGCGCGAGATCCCGACGGCCGGCAAATCGCCCGGGCACTACGAGATCGTCGCCGGCGAGCGCCGCGTGCTCGCGGCCGGCATCGCCGGACTCGAGCGCATCCCTGCGATCGTGAGGGAGCTCGACGACCAGGGCGTCGCGCAGATCCAGCTCATCGAGAATCTGCAGCGCGAAGGCCTCGCGCCGATGCACGAGGCTACCAGCTACCACGAGTTGATCGAGGAGCACGGCCTCAAGCATGAGGACGTCGCCGCGCGCATCGGCAAGTCGCTGCGCTACGTCTACATGCGATTGAAGCTGCTCGCGCTCGCCCCGCCCGTGCGCAAGCTGCTCGCGGATGGAGTGATCGAGGTCAGCATCGCGGAGCGAATCGCGCGGATCCCGACGCATGCGCTGCAGCTCGAAGCGGTGCGCGACATGGAAAGCCGCGGCATGACGGTCAAGGAAGCCGAGGCGCACATCGCCAAGAACTACATGACCAAGCTCTCGACGGCGCACTTTCCGACCGCGGACGCGACGCTCAAGGGCGGCCCCTGCGGCACGTGCCCGAAGCGGACCGGCAATCAGTCGCAACTATTCGCCGACGTCGGCGACGACGAGATCTGCACGGACTCGAAGTGCTTCACTGACAAGACGCGCGAGCACGGCGGCCGGCAGATCGCCGCGGCGAAGGCCAAGGGTCAAAAGACGATCGCCGGCGCCGAGGCGAAGAAGATCGCGGCCTACGGCTTTCGGTACAACGATCACGTCGGCCCCTACTATCTGCTCACCGCGAAGCCCTACTTCAGCGGCGCCGGCGAGACGCCGGTCAGGCAGATCCTGAAGGAAGGCGCGGAGATCGTGCTGTTCCAGGATCCGGAGACAGGCCGCGCGCGCGAGGTCGTGCACGAGAGCCACATCAAGAAGCCGAAGGTCTCGCACTCGATCGACCGCTATCAGAGCCAGCAGCGAGCGAACGCCAAGCGCGCGAAGTACGAGAGCGCCGTGCGGCGCCGGATCTTCGACGAGGTCCGACCGAAGCTGAAGCCGCCGACGCTGCGCCAGCTCGCGGAGATCTGCGCCGACGCCCTCGACTACGAGGCGCGCGAGATCCTGCACAAGATCGAGAACCCGGACTCGAAAAAAGGCTCGATCTACGTCGGCGACTGGATCAAGAAGTACGTGGCCGGGCTGAAGGGCGACAAGGCGCTGCAGCAGTTCATCTCGATGACCTACGTTCTCGACGAGGTCCACGTGAACAGCTACTCGCTGAGCCGGAAGATCCCGCGCCTCGAAGCCGCCGCGAAAGCCGCCGGCGTCAGCGTCAAGAAGATCCGCGCGGAGCTGAAGCCCAAGCCGAAGAAAAAGGCCAAGGGAAAACGCAAGTGAAGCGCAGCGCGGAGGAGATCGCCGCGACGCACGCGCTGCGCGAGGCTATCAATCGAATCGAGGAGGAGCTGCGCAACATGCGCCGCGTCGTCTACGCGACCGTGCTCGCGGCCGGAACGCTCGTCGGCGGCGGCGGATGCGAGGTCCGCATCCGCCGTGACATCCTCGTGAACCTCGACGATCGCGGCGTGCTCGAGCAGGATCGAGATCCCGCGACCGGCGACATCATCATGCGCGCCCTACCGCCGCCACCGAAGGAGACTTGATGGGCACCGTCGCAAGCATCGGCCTCGACTGGCTCGTGCAGTCGCATCGCCTCGACACGTTCGTCGAGAGCGGCACGGGCCACGGGCACAACCTGATCCGCGCGCTGCAGTGGCCGCAGCTCACCGCATTGCACTCGATCGAGATCGACTATCCGACGCATCACCGCGCCGCGGTCACGTTCTCGAATGAGCCGCGGGTCAAGCTGTATCACGGCGACTCCTCGCAGATCCTCGGCGCGATCGCGAGCGAGCTCTCGCCGCAGCGGCGCGTGCTGTGGTATCTCGATGCTCACTTCGCCGGCAGCGGCCGGATAGAACCGCTCGCAATGGTGGTCGATCGAGATCCGCGCGAGCTGGTGCCGCTGCAGCGCGAGGTCGTCGGTCTGCGCGGCCGCCGAGATCTCGCCGGCGACGTCGTCATCGTCGACGATCTCTGTCTATTCGAGGTCGGCCCGTATGAAACCGACGCGCCGCAGCTCCGCGAGCAGCTCGGCCTGCAGTCGCTCGGCTGGCTCGATCATCTGTTCTCGCGGACGCACGAGATCTCGAGACTCACGCGCGACGGCGGCTACTGGGTCGCGAGGCCACGATGAACAAGACGACGCCGGCCACGACACACGGCTGCAATTTTCCGGGCTGCGATCGGCAGATTCGCCGCGAGCATTGGGCGTGCGACGCGCATTGGTGGGTGATTCCGCTGTCGCAGCGCAATCGACTGTCGCGCGCGTGGCAAGCATTGAAAGCCGTGCGCACGGCAACGGCGGCGGCGCCGGCGGTCGCGCGCGCGGCGATCGCCGAATACCGCGCGGCCGAGGCCGACATCATCAAGTTCGCCAAAGGGGGCAAGAGTGCAAGTCGATAACCGGATCCTCGCGCGCATGCGAGAGCTCTCGATCTACCAGCGCGCCGGGCTGATCTCCTCTTACACGCGATTCGATAACGGGCAGATCGACGAGCTGCACATCAATCGCGATATCCAAACGCTGACGGCGTTCATCGACGCGACTGGCGAAGGCCTGCCCGACGACATCTGCCGCGAGTGTCTCTGTCAGACGTACGGACCGGGCGACGTCGGCGGCCACAACTGGGGATGCTCGAAGAACCCGCCCGACTCGTACAAGGCGCGCCCGCCGCTGATGAAGAAGAAGCGCAAGCGCCGCTGATGTACTGCACGAAAATGAAAATCGGCGCGACGACGGCGATCGTCTGCCACGGCGGCCGGCGGCCGCGCGAGCAGCTCTGCCTTTGCGGAAAGCCGGCGACGCGCCTATGCGACTGGATCATCGCGAAGCGCGGGAAGCGCATCGTGCGTTGCTCGGCGCCGATGTGCGACGGCTGCTCGATCCGGCCAGCTCCCGAAAAAGATCTCTGCCCGACGCACGGCGCAGAATGGAACAAGCGCGCGAGCAACCCAGACCGCGAGGCGGCGACATGATGTGCGAGATCTGCGGCTGCACTGATGACGCGGCCTGCGTCGATCCGGTCACGCGCCGGCCCTGCGCGTGGATCGCCGAGGGCCTCTGCAGCGCGTGCGAGTTTGCGCCGCTCGCTTGGTCGGCTCCGGAGCTGCCGCGGCCGCTCGCCCCGCCCATCCTCCTCGACATAGGCCCCCGCGGCGCCTGGCGGCTCCGCGCCTTGACGGCCGCCGAGGCCGCCCATATCGCCAGCCTTCCGCCGGGCAGCCTATAAGCGGTTTTACGCCGGCCCTGGACCCCGCGAGTTTCCTAGGCCCCCCGGCTTTTTTGCTGGAAATGTGAACTAGGTCCCACCTATAGGGGGGGATCGGCCTATACTTCCTCCCATGCCCGGCGAGATGCCGCGGCGAGAACCAGGAACCACGGAGGACCTAGGACCATGACCAAGACGAAATTCCCGCGCTGGATTCCCCAAGGTGCCGAAGCGATCACGCGCGAAGGCGTGAACGCGGTGTGCTACCTGTACGCCTCGCGCAGCTCGCGCCCCGCGGTGCTGATGTATGGCGGCAACCGATCGAAGGCGGACAGCCACTACAGCTACCGCAGCGAGCAGGAAGCCCGCGACGCGGCCTCGCGCTACCTTGACGGCCAAGCGGCGAGCGCCGTCTACAAGGCCGAGCAGCGCGTCGCGCGCAACCGTCCGCACACGCTCGCGGTCGGCTCGATTCTCGCGTGCTCGTGGGGATACGACCAGACGAACGTCGATTTCTACGAGGTCGTCGAGCTGCACGGCGCCGCGTTCCTTTCGGTCCGCAAGATCGCGCAGAAGGTCGTCGAGAACCAGCAGAGCAGCGAGCGCGTCGTCGCCTGCCCGGGCCAGTACTGCGGCGAGCCGATGCGCAAGCGCGCGACGGCCGGCAACGCGATCCGGATCGCCGACTACGCCAGCGCCTACGAGTGGGACGGCAAGCCGAAGCATCAGACCGCGTTCGGGTGGGGCCACTAGGCCCCGCCCTCTCTCTCACCACACCACGGAGGTCACTGCCATGTCGCTCAATCCGAACCAAGCCCGCGCCCTTGCTCTCGTCGTCGAGGCCGTCGTCGAGGCCGTCAAAGCGGCCGGTCCGAACGGCGCGCCCGGCGGCACGCTCTACGCGGCGCTGATGTCGCAAGGCTGCACGCTGAGCCAGTTCGAGAGCCTGATGGGCGCGCTCGTGCGCCTCGGCAAAGTTCGCCGCGAGGGCGAGCTGTACTTCGCCGCCTGAACCACCACCACACGCCACGGAGGCCAAGACCATGAACGACCTTTTTTCAAACTACCGCCCGGAGCCCGCACGTGCTCCGATCCCGCAGCCGCCGCCCGCGCCGCGCGCGTCGGTCGGGCTGCCGAGCGTCGCCGGCGTCGTCGAGCTGCTCGCGCACGCTGCCGAGCACGGCCTGAAGTACCCGAAGCTGCGCCTGCAGCTCGCCGACGGCACACCGCTGCGGATTCACGTCGCCGGCGAGCGGAGCCGCACCCCCGGCTACTTGATGCTGACGGACGGCGGGAAGTATCCGGACAATCTGTACTTCGGCCGGATCTCGCCCGCGGGCGATCTCGAGATCGGCCGCGACGGCCACCAGCGTCGCGAGCAGCTCGTCGCGCTGCTCGAGCGCCTCGCCGCGGAGCCGGCGAAGGTCGCCGCGGAGTACGGCAAGCTGACCGGCAACTGCTGCTTCTGCAAGCTCACGCTGACCGATGCGCGCTCGACGGCCGTCGGCTACGGCCCGATCTGCGCTGGCAAGTTCGGCCTACCCTGGGGGGCGCCATGAGCGCCCCCGTTCTGCTGCGGCTCCTCGATCTCGTCGGCACGTCCCCGAACCTGCGATGCGACCTGCGCACGCGCGACGTGCAAGGCGGGCTGATCTATAGCCACGAGGATGAATGCGCCGACGTCGGCACGCTGGAGCGGGTGTGGATTCGCGACAAGCGCGACGCTCGCCGCTCTCAGCGCTGGCTCTGCTGGACCTTCCGCCGCGACCTGCCGCGCCGCCAGCGCTCGACGGTGTCGGACTACTCCGCGCTGCTGATCGAGGAGAACGGCCGCAACGTAGTGACGGAGCTGTCGCACGATCCCTACCTGCTGGCGCTGGAGGCGCCCGGCTCCTCGTGGGTCGCGATCCGGTAAATGCGACCTGGATCACAGTACGCCCGGGCCCGCCCGGGCATACTCTCTCCCATGCCCGGCGCACGCCGCGGCGACACCAGGAACCACGGAGGACCTAGGACCATGCAGAACCCCATCGAGAAAGGCACGCTCGTTCGGATCACGACGGCGAACGGCGGCGACACTGTCGCCTACCTCGTCGAGACGTACCGCCCGACCTACGGCGTGCACCTGGAGCGCAACGGCCGCCCGTTCTACGTCGAGGCCTCGCGCCTGCGCTCGATCGCGATCGCGATCGACGACGACGACGTCATGCGCACCTGCGAGGCGCTGCGCGCGTGCGGCATGTCGCCGCTCGACCGCGAGCTCTGGGCCGAGGAACACGGCCGCCACTACTCCGCGGGCGCTAAGCGCCGGCTATTCGGGGCGCGGTCATGAGCCGCGCGATCGCCGACACCTTCGCGGGCGAGCTTTGGAGGCGGTGACCCGCTGGATCCACCGCGCGGCCGTCGTCGTGCTGGCCGCGTGGGTGATCCTCGTCGCCTATCAGGTCGGCCGCGCGGTCGGCCGCGAGGAAGGCGCCCGCGAGGCCGACCGGGTCTGCTACTGCGGCCGCCGGTGATTAAGTGAAATTGCCGGAAATGCGAACTGGATCACGCCCGCGCGCGCGGGCCCGGCGCATACTCTCTCCCATGCCCGGGCGATACCGCCCGCGGCGATACCAGCCGAGGAGGCTAGGAAATGAGCGACATGACCCCCGGACAGAAGGCCGCCGCGACCCGCAAGGCTCGCCGCGCCGCCCAAGCCAGCCAGCCCCAGCTCGCCGCGCCGATCGCGTCGAAGCTTACCGGGCTCTGCATCCGAATCGGCGACACCTTCCGCGACGCCACGCGCGACGAGGTCATGGATGCCGCCGCGCAATACCTGCTGCCCGAAGCCCGCGGCCGGATGCTCGCGACGCCGTCGGACTCGATCGACTTTTTCCGCGCGCTCTGCGCGGGCCGCCAGCACGAGACCTTCGCGATCGCGTTCCTCGACACGCGGCACCGTGTCATCACGGTCGAGGCGCTGTTCAAAGGAACGATCGACGGCGCGACGGTCTATCCGCGCGAGGTCGTGCGCCGCGCGCTGGAAGTCGGCGCGAGCGCGGTGATCCTCGCGCATAACCATCCGTCGGGCATCGCCGAACCGTCGGAGGCGGATCGCTCGATCACGCTCAAGCTCGCGAAGGCGCTCTCGCTCGTCGAGATCCGCATGCTCGATCACGTCATCGTCACGAATGCCTCGCACGTCTCGATGGGCGAGCGCGGCCTGATCTAACACCAGCCACACCACGGAGGTCCCTGCCATGTCGATCAAAGTGTTTCACCTGCGCCCGCTGACGGACGACGAGCACAACCTCGTGAACGCCAAAGGATGGGACGCGTCGCCGGAGCTGCAGCGTCGCAGCGAGATCACGCTGTTCGCGACGGTCGGCCCGATGCGCGACGCCTGGAAGTCGGGCGACTACGTGCTCGTCGCCGAGGTCGCGGTGACGAATCTCGAGCGCGCGTACGAGCTGACCAACCACATTGACCGCGACTGGACGACTAACGCCGGCGTCGCCGCGCACGTCTCGCGCGTTCGCAGCACGAGCATGGGCGACGTGATGCAAACGGCCGACGGCAAGCTGCACGCGGTCGCGCGCTTCGGCTTCGAGGAGCTGCAGCCGTGAACCTCAAAGCGATCAAACGGCCGGGCGGCGACTATGCCCTCGGCGAATGGGGCCGGAACTGGACCGCCGACCGCGCCCTCGCCTACCGCTTCCGATTCGAGGACGACGCGCGCGAAGCCGCAGCGCTGATGGATCACGGCGGGCTGACCGTCGTTGACATCGACGACGGCGACCGCGTGCTCGCGACGACCGAAACGATCGACGCGCTGCGCGAGCGGCTCGCCGACATCCGCCGCAAAACCATAGAGGAGTAGAGATCATGCCCAAGCGACTGCACTTGACCCAAGTCCCGATCCCGCTCGACGAGATGCCAGAACTCCGCGGCCCGGAGGCGCGCGAGAAGATCGAAGCCATGCGCAACGATTGGCCGCAGCGTTACGAGGTTCGCAAGGTCGTCGGCTCGACCGCACCGAAGATCCACTCGCATCTGAGCGAGGAGCAGGTCGCGAAGTATTGCGCCGACGAATCCTGGCAAGTGGAGATCACATGAAAACGAACGAGAACAAGGCCCGATGGCGTCGCTTCCAAGAGCTGTGGCCGCGGCAGTCGCGCGCGGAGCGGACGGCCTATCTCGACGCCAGGAGCAGCAGCGATCGCGCCGCTGTCGTCGATCGCTGGATACGGAGCGCGCGCCAATGCCGCTAACCAGCGAGCTCACCGTCGAGGGCGTGCTGCTGCACAAGCACGCCGGCGGCGACGGCTATCACTACTACCGCGGCACGATGCACGCGACGGCCGTGACCTTCCGCCCGACTCTCGGCGCGAATGGCAAGCCGCTTGGCTGGCGCTGCTACGACGGCGCGCCGGCCTGCATCGCGACTGGCGAGACGCTCACGCTCGCCGTGCAGCGCGCCGACTACAGCCTAGGCCTGCGGGCCGAATCGAGGAGACCGAAGCCATGACGACACCTAACCCGTTCACGCTGCCGACGACGCCGCATGCGCCGCAGTTTCACACGGACGACGTCGAGTACTTCCGCAAGCTATGCGAGGCCACGGGACTTTCGTCGCGCGCGATCGCCCGACGGATCGGCGTCGATGCCGGACAATTTCGCGGCTATCTCTCCGGCGCCCGCACCTGGCCGTATGTCGTGCAGTTCGCCGTCGAGCGCCTCGCCGATCGCTAACAGGTCGGGTTGGTCGGCTCCGTGAGGCAGAGCAGCGCGTGCTGCGACGTGGCGATCCGATCCTCCAGCTCACGCTTGAGGCGCTTGCTGACGTCGTTCTCGCCGTTCTGCGACTCCCAGAGCTTGGTCTGCGACAGCTCGCCCTGCAGCCTCGACAGCTCTTGCTGCGCGAGGAACACACGGACTTCGACGGTCGCCTGCGTCGCCGCATCGCTCGCCGCGCTCGCCTTGTCGCCGGCGATCTTTGCCGCCTCGACCGCGCCCTTGACCTCGGAGCGCAGCTCCTGCGCCTGCGCCGTCGTGATCAGATGCTTGGGCAGATGGTCCGACGCGAGCCATGTATGGAAGCCCCACAGCCCGATGACGATTGCGACCGTTGACCCTCCCCACTTCAGAATGCGATCCGTTGTGACGACGGCCATTAGCCGATCGCCGCCTGGATCGCTTTGCGCGAGGCCTTGATGGTTGCGACCGACGGCGCGCCGAGCGCCTGCCACTCCTCGGCGAATTTCTGCATCGTCGCGTCGACGTCGCGGCCGGCTTGAACGGCGGTCAGCGCGTTGTTGATGATCGCGGCTTGGTCGTGCTTGCCCTGTTCCTTCGCCGCGCCGGCGAGGATCTGCAAAAGAATCGTTGCCCATGTCGGCATGGCGGTTACCTCGCGTTGATGACGTTGACGAGAGCGGTGACGAGCGGCACGAACGCCTGCGCTGCGGCGGCGACGTCGGCCGCGGTCTGCGCATTCGTCGCCGCCTCGTATGCTTCGATTGCCGCGTCGGTTTTATACGCGGGCCCTTCGTCGCAGTCGGCAGTCGCCGTGCGCGCGGCGAGCTCGCTGCTCGAGCACACGGTCACGCGATACGCTTCGCGCAGTCGCGCCTTAGTCGCATCGCTGACCGCCGGATCGGCGACCAGCTTCGCGACCTCGCCGCCGATCGCGTTGTGATGAAGCAGCACGGCCTTCGCGAACTCGACGGGCGTCGAGGCCTGCGAGTAGAGCTGGCGTGTGCCGGAGCAAGCCGCGATCGCGACGATCGCGACCGCCAGCACGAGGAGACGTTTGACCATGTTACGGGCCTCTCTTTGCTTGGGTTTTACGGGGAACGCACGCGCCTTATAGCATGGCATCCGCGCGGCGCCTACGGCCGGCGCCGGCGGCCTATGCCCTCCTCCCCGCCCGCAACGGCGCCGCCGGCCTCCGTTCCCAAGGCCCTCCCCGGGATCTCGCCCCCTAGGCCGTTTTAAGCGGTCCCGGCTTTCGGCCGGAAATGCGAACTGGATCACGGCGCCCGCCCGGGCCCGCGCCCACAATATCCCCCATGAGCTACCTGCTGACATTCGTCCCCAAGACCGCCGCCTACCGCGCCCACGCGGCCGGCTGCTCGGCGGCGATCTCGACCAAACGCCAGGTGCGTCTCGATCAGACGTTCGAATCGGTCGCCGCCGCCCGCGAGTGGGCCCACGCCGACGAGAGCGCCAAGGCGGGCCAGCCAGCCCGCGCGAATTTCAAGGCCTGCGCGTGTACCCATGCGTGAGCCCTCCCTCATCGACCGGATCGTCGAGCAGAACGATGCCCTTTGGGCCTTCCTGAAGTCCGACGGCTTGTCGCGCGAGGAGCGGCTCGAGCTGCTCAAGCGCGCCTTCCCCGGCGCGAAGTCGCTGCAAGAATCCGACGGCGAGGTCCCGCCGTGAACCTCGACCGCCTGCGCGAGACCGCCCGCCAGCTCTCCGACGAGCAGCTCGTCGAGGCGCTCTACCGCGACCAGGTCACGGGCCTGCTGAATCGCCGCGCCTTCGGCCAGAGCCGCTCGCAGATGCTCGCCGTTCTCGACCTCGACTCGCTCAAGTGGGTGAACGATAACCACGGGCACGGCGCGGGCGACGCGCTGCTGCAGGCGCTCGCGCGCGAGATTGTCGCCGCGTTCGGCGCGCATCGCTGCTACCGCCTCGGCGGCGACGAGTTTGCAGTGCGGGCCGACTCGGCCCTCGATCTCTTGCGCGTGCTGCGCGCGGTCCGGCTACGCTTCCCCGGCTTCTCGTTCGGCATCGGCCGCGATCTCCCCGCGGCCGACGAGGCCCTGCGCTTCGAGAAGGCCCAGCGGGAGCGAGTCGGACTGCGCGCCGCTCGCGGCCAGCGGCCGACGATGCTATGCGCTGCCGTCTCGCTGCAGCTCGTCGACGAGCGCTCGCACGATCCCCGCGATCATTCCTTGTCCTGACCGCAGACCTCGACGGCGCGATTGAAGCGCGCCTCGGCGGCGTCGCGCTGACTCTCGACCGCCGAGCAATCGGCCTTCGCCGGCTCGACGACCGGCGGCGCGCCGAACCCCATGCAGACCTCGACGGTGCCGAACACGTTCAGCGCCTCGGCCTGACTGCACCACATGAAGCGCGCGTGATCGAGCAAGCCCATCCCCACGGCCATGCGAATCAGCTCGCGCTGCACGCATCCCGGGATCTCTTGCGTCTTGCCGAACGACACGCCGGCGCCGGGCGAGCTGCCGCCGAGAGACCAGCCGCGCAAGCACGGCGCCGTCGGCGTGATCTCCGGGGCGATCGCCGCGGGCGCGCTCGCCTCGTAGTTGAACGCGAGCGCCTGCTCGAGCGTGGCGCCGCTCGTCGCGGTCGGATTCGCCGAGGCCTTCGCGTCGCTCGTCGAGGAGCTCTCCGACTTGCTCGCGGCGATCGACGCCGACACCGCGGCCGCATGTGCCGCGGCATCTGCGCGCGCCTCCGGATCTTCGGCCGGCGGCTTGTTCGTGGCGAGCGCCGGCGCCGCGATCGCGACCGCGGCGAGGAGGAGGAGCGCGCGCATTAGCCGCCCTTCGACGGCGGTTGCTCGTGCGAGCGTGACCAGCCGGCCAGGCTGTTCGCCGTGTAGCCGCCCAAGATGACCGCGGCGAAGTTGAGTTGGTCCGACATCAGCAACACGAGGAAGCCGGCGCCGTTGCCGCCGAGCATGAGCAGCGTCTCGGCCCACGAGAACGTGTACGGCGTCCCGGCTTTGTTGGCATCGACGGCGTTCTCGAGAATCGAGCCGGCGGATCCCAGCAACATCAGAACGAACAGCGCGACGGGCGTCTCGAGAATGCCCTTGATGTCGTCGGCCGTCGGGCCCTGCGCGAGCACGGCGAACGCGAGGAGGAACACGGCGATCGCGAGCACGAACTGCAGACCGTAGCGAAGCTTGAGCGTCATGGTAGGTCCTCGTTGGTTTGCGTCACACGCGGTTGCGACGAGCGGACTCTACCCGGGCGTTCGATCCCCCGCCAGCCGGCGCGCCGCGGCCTCGAGAAAGCCCGCCACGCGGTTATTCCAGCCGGCGGCATTCACCGCCTGCAGCGCGACGAAGCCGGCCTCGCGCGCGCGGGCGAGCTCGCGATCGCTCGACACGAGCCGGCCGCACTTGCGCGCACGCTGCGCGGCCATCCAGAGAAAGAGGCCGAGCGGATCCGCCGCGTTGACCGCCGCCAGCGTGAGCGGTCCGATCTTGCCGTCGGCCTTCACGCCGACGCCTTGCTGCAGCCACATCGCCGATTGCGGCACACCATGCAGCACGCCCGCGTCGATCACGATCTCGCGCAGCGCGTCGTCGAGGATCTCGGCGAAGCGCGGGCCCTCGATGTGGCGGAAGTGATAGAAGTCGCGCGCTTGCTCCTCCGTGATCGCGGCGACGTCGGCCGCGGTGGCCGCGGGATTCTTCGAGTACTCGCGCCAGCTCGCGAGCGTGATGCCGCCCTTGGTCGGGCCGCCGCGATCGGCGGGATGATCGGTGAACGCGGGCCAGCCCTCGCGCGCGAGGATCTCGCCGATGATCTCTTGCTCGGTCATAGGATGTCGTAGAGCCCCGCGTTAAAGCCCGCTGGCGGTGTGTGTGCAAACGCGCTCGCGCCGAAGTTCGCCGTGACCGCGCGCGCAGCGAACATCGAGGTCGCAGCGTATTGCGTGCCGTTGACGCCGGTGAATGCCGGCGCCGTGTCGGTCGCTGGATTCGGCGATCCGGCGCCTAGCCACGTGCCGTTCTTGCCGAACCAAATCTTGTTGTTGTCCATGTTGAGCGCGAACATGATGACGTCGCCGGCGACCCACAAGCCCGCGCCGGTCCCCGTAAAAGTGGCGCTGCGATACTTGAGCACGTCGACGAACGACGTCGCGGCCTGAAAGCCGGTGCTCTGCGAGCTGCTGCCGACGAAGTTAGACGCGCTGAGCGCGGAGTCGCCGGCGCCCATGATGATCTCGTTGGCGACGCCGGTGAATGTGTACTCCCAATACCACTTGCCGGACGACTTGCCCTTGGTCGCGCGAACCGATTGCCATGCAGATCCAGCGGCGCGCGTCGCGGTGAGGTTGCCGTTAGACAGCGAGATATTCGCGCCCGCGGTCGCCGCGTCCCAGATCGCATAGTCGAATACCGGGCCGCCGCCGCCTCCCGCGCGCGGCGCGCGCGCAGCGCCCGCGCGTACGAGCGGCGTCACGAGCTGCTCGCCACGGTCTCGCCGAGCAGCTTGTAAAGCCCGGGCGAGCGGCGCTTCAGCATCGCGAAGTCGTCTTGCTCCAACTCGAGCGAGCCGCCTCGCGGCGGCACGACATCGCAGCTCGACTCGACGTCGATCGTGATCCCGCCGGATCCGGTCGCCATGATTCCCCATTCGCCGTCGTCGTCGGTGCTCGCGTCGTCGATCGTGATCGTCACCGGAGAATTGCTCGTGAACTCGTGCCAGGCGCCGACGGTGAGGTCGCCGACGTCGTAGGCCGTGCCGGCCAGCGTCACGACGGGCGCGACCCCACTACTGCTACCGCCGCTCGAGATCGCGACGATGTCGGTCCCGTCATGCTGCACGAAGGCGCTGTCGCCCGCGGCCACCGTGACTCCCGTCTGACCGCTGCGCTTGATCGTCAGCGCGACGCCGGTGTCATTGACGAACAGGAAGCGCAGCCTGGACGGCCCGCCGTAGAGCGCGTCGACGTTGGGATACGTCACCGTTTTCGAGCCGCTCAAGATGCCGGAGCCGTCGGTCATGCGGATGACGCCGAACGCCCACTCGTCGTCCGGATCCGGCGGATCGGTCGCCTGCAGCGTGTAGTTGGCGTTCGAGGGAAAGTCGATCTCGATCTCGCCGCCGAACGCCGCGGTGATGGCGCGATCACTGCCGTTGACGATGACCTCCGGCTGGCTCTGCGCTGCAGCGAGCTCGTCGGTGCCTAGTTGCGGATTGCTCATAGCGTTGCCTCTGCCGGTGTGCCGCGGCCGACGACCGCGGAGAGTTGATAGATCCGGACGTCGATCGACGGCTGCGCGCTGCCAAAGTCCGTCGTCTGCTGCGCGGCAGTGTACGTGACCGTCTCGACGCTCGAGCTGATCGTGCGCACCACATCGACGCCGTCGAGGATGTCTACCTCGTACGCCTCGCTCGCCTCATTGAGTGGGACGGGCACGCCATCGGTGAGAGTCTGCGAAAGCCGATCGCGCCGCAGCCAGGTGATCGTCAAATTGTTCGAGCCGTCGCGCTCGCCGCGGACGTGCACGGGCGAGAAGGTTTCGAGCGCCTCGGCGGATCCCGCGAACGTCTGATCGGTCCCGGAGCTGAACGGCTTGCCGACGGATACCGGCCGGTAGAGTCGGTCGGCGCCGATCTCCGCGGTCTGCAGCACGTAGCGATAGACGCCGGTCCCGGATACCAGCACCGCGCGATCGCCGGCGAGCACGCCCGCGGCCAGGTGCTCGGTGCCGCGGCGGCCGACGAGGAGCCGCGATAGGCGATAGCGCCCGGGCGACACCAGCTCCGCATTCGCGAATTGCACGATGTGCCAGCGGCCATCGGCGCCGATCGCGAGCGCGTTCGCGCCGGCGAGCACCGCCGCATCGGTGCGGCTCTGCAGCGTGCCGACGATCATGTCGAGCACGATCTCGCCGTCGTTGTCCCACGTGTAGGTATCGCCGACGGAATGCGATACGACCTCGCCGACGAAGGCCTCGACGTTGACGCCGCCGATCGTTGCGTAGGTCGAGCCAGCGTCGATGCTGCGCAGCACATGCGCGCCGTTCCACGCGGAGCCCGGGCCTTGATTGCGCACGACGTAGTAGAAGCCGGGATCGTCATGCGCGTCCTGCAGCGCCGGCAGATCGAGGATCGTCAGCTCGGTATCGCCGATGAGCAGCAGCACCGAGTCTTGGCGATTCGGCGGCGTGGCGATCGCGGTCGAAGTGTACGAGCCGTCGTCATCGCGCACGGCCTCGAACTTCCGCAAGATGAGCGCGCTGTCCTGCGCGCGCAGCAAGCGCACGCGATAGTTGCGGCCGTCGATCGGCACGATCAAACAGTCGGCCGGCTCGAGCGCGTGATAGCTCGCGTCGAGCTGGAAGCTGTGCAGCCAGCGCGACGCCCACGCCTCGCGGAACAGGATCTCGGCGAGCTGCGCCGCCTCGTCGTCGTCGAGCACCACCGGGCAATCGACGTCGATGAGGTTGACGCCGACGGTGCCGATGCGCGCCGGGGAGAGCTGCTCGCCACGCTCGAACGCGCGCGCCTCCGACAGATAGCGGATCCGGATCTGCAGCGGTAGCTCGTAATCCTGCAGCTTGCGAGTCGTGATCGCCGGCGGCTTCGCGTCCTGCGCGAGCGCGGGCCCGAGATCCTCGGCCGGAATCGTCGCGACCGCGGCCGCGCCGCGGACCGGGAAGCGCAAGGTCTCGCCGCTCTCGACGTAGTCGAACAGTCCGACCATGCGCATCGGGTTGAGCGCAGAGAGCGCGCTCATGACGCTCGTCACGGCGTAGCCGATGACCTCGCGCTCGACGAGCTCGCTCACGTCGACGTCGGTCACATCGGCAGCCGCGCAGAGACTCTCGACGACGGTGGCGATCGAGACGACGCGGCCCGCGTCGCCGGAGACGCACGCGATCACGTCGCTCCACGCTTGCTCGGCCGGCATATCGACGAGCGTAAAAGCCGAGTCGCCGGCTTCCCGATAGGCGAAGCTATCGGTCCCGGTGCCGCTGCCAATCATCATCGCGCGCTCGCGCGAGGAGTCGTACGCCAGGCCCTCCCAGTTGTGCCCGCTGCGCGGCGTCTGCGCGGCGCCCATGATGCTCGTGAAGTCGCCCCACTGATCCGCGCAAATCATGACGACGCGCCCATGCGCCGGCATGTAGCGCACGCGCCGCACGTCGCCATTGTTGGGGAACGTGCTGCCGCCTAGCGGGTTGCTCCAGGTATGCATCCCGGTCGGACTCGTCGCGATGTTCGGCGGGCCGCTCGATGACTGCTGCACGCCGGAGTACACGAAATGCGCCCGCTGCGTGTCATACGTGATGCCGGTCACCCTGATGCCGAAGCCGCCCGGCGAGGTATCGACGAAGCCGGTCGAGAGCGCCCATGTGACGCCGAAGTCATTGCTGTAGATGATCCGGCAACCGATGCCGCCGCCCGAGATCGAGCCGACGGCGACGAGGCGCTGCAGCTCCGGCGAGTAGCAGATGTCGGATACATAGACGATGTCGATCGCGGTCAGGTCGATCGCGGTCCAGGTCACACCATCGGGACTCGTGCGCAGCACCGTGCTCGCCTGCTCGCCACCGCCGGCGGAATAGCAGCCTGCAATGAAGAAGCCGCCGTTGTCCGCGACCCAGACGATCGACCACCAGTTGTTGCTCGAATTGTTGATCCCCGAGTCGACGCCGGTCCACGTGACCCCGCCATCGTCGGAGTACATCGTGTCCATCTTCGGGCCGGAGGCCGTCGTGCGATTGCCGACAGCGACCAAGCGGCGTAGCGACGGAGAAAACGCGATCGCATACCACTGCCCTTGTTGGACGCCGCCATCGCCGGCGAACGGCGTCTCGCGCATCGTCCACGTCAGGCCGCCATCTCTCGACGTCGCCGCCGAATGCGAGCCGCTCGCGGTCGTGCGGCTGATTGCGCAGAGCGTCGTCTCGGCGTCGCCGCCGATCTCGACTTTGAACACGGGATGACGCCGTGCCTGATCGTCCTGCAGCAGACGATCGGGCCAGACGATGAACGCGAGACCGCGAAACGCCGGCACGTTGCCGACCCCGAGCTCAGTCTCGAGCGTCGGATCCGGGAGCTGATCCTCGCTGCCGCGGTACAGCGTGAACGTGTCCTGATACTCGGTCGAGGCCGCGATGCGCTCGTCATAGTCGGCGGTCGATTCGCCGATGCCCTGCGGACTCAAGTCATAGACGAGCTTGCCGTTCTCCCAGATGCGCGTGATCCCCGGGATCTCGCCCTCGCACAAGCCGAGCGCGAGCGTCTGCGTGTACGTGAACGTCGTCACGTCCTGAGTCGGCGCGCCCTTGCCGCCGACCTCCTCGGTGTTGGAGATCTCGGTTACGGGCCCGAGATACATCCGGAACCCGGGCACCGCGACGCGGCCGAAGCACTTCCACACCGCTGCGCCCGGGTCCGCCTCGGCGCGCTCGAAATCCTCGAGCCGCGGCCCCGTTACGCCGGGGAGTTGCGTCGGGAACAGCAGCGAACCCGCGAGCAGTCCGTATTGAAAGCCGGCGAACGCGCCGGCCGGGCCGCCGATGAAAAAGCCGACGACGCCGCCGGCGAGCGCGCTGAAGGCTTGGCCCGGGTTAGACATAGATCACGCCCGGCGCCGCCCAGATGCCGACGGTCATCGCGCGCCACACGCCGCGATACGGTTGCCGCACCACGGCGCCCGCCTTCTTATAGGCGTGAATCAGATCGCCCGCCGCATAGATCCCCAGGTGACTCGGCAGCTCCTCCCGCGGCCACTGGAGCTGCACCAGGCAGCCGTCGCGCAGATCCGCGAGCGGCCGGCACCATTGCTCGATCGCCGCCTGCAGCTCCGCGCCAGGCCGCCGCCCGTAGTTCGCGCGTACGCGATAGCCCTCCGGCAAGCCCGGGCCGTCGGCGATCGCGCACTCGACGAAGCCGACACAATCGACGGCGACGCGGCTGCGACCTTGATGCGCATACGGGACGCCGATCCAGCTCTCCGCGACCGCGATGAATTCCGCCGGCGTCACGTCGGCCCCCGGAGCAGCGCATCTTTGCCCGCCGCGAAACAGCCATAGCCGCGGAAGTTCACGATGTTGTCGTGCACATCGCGGCACGTCTCGAGACGCCGATCGCAGCCGGGCGGAACGCTGACCGTGTTGCCGATCGCGATGTCGTCGGGCGCCTCGTCCCACAGCTCCACGGTCAACGTCGAGCTGACGAGCGTGGCCGTCTTGATCTCGCGGACCGCGTTCAAGTTCGGGCCCGACGTGAACACCAGCCGGCCGCCGTTGTAGTAGGTTGCGTTCAGCGGCGCCGGGCCCGCGTCGAGCGTGACCGTGAAGCTCCGCCGGTTCGCCACGGTTGCGACCGTGCCGGTGCGCGTCACCGCGGCCACGTCGAATTTGCAGCGCGCATCGCCGAACAGCTTGACGTTGCAGCGCTCGCTGTACGTTTGGACGATGTTCTGCTGCAAGGCCTGGGTGAGCCCGCGCACCTCGCTGCGAAAGGCGCCATTCGAATCGCGCGAGAATTCGCCCAGCGTGCCCGCGCACATGACCTTGACGACGTAGCGATCGACCCAGTTGACCAGCAGCAACACCGCGCGCGACTGATCGAACAGCCCGCCCTCGATCTGCGCCACCGTGATCTCGCCGATCTCGGCGTCGAGGCGGAACGCGCCGTCGACGTCGAGGTTACTGACGGAGCCGTCGGACTTCTGCTGCACGTCGGTCGCGAACGCCGCCGAGCGCGCCGTATACGTGCCGGCATAGGGTCCGGACGCTATCGGCAGATCCTTGTTGTGCTGAGTGCCGCGCAGCACGACGCCATCGTTGCGATAGACCGCCCAGCACGTCGTGAGCGTCGTCGCGTCGAGATTCAGATGCGCCGCGGCCTCCGCGGTGAAGGTCAGCATCTACGCCTCGGCATCCTCGACGACAGACAGGTCGCCGATCGCATACGCGAACTCATTGCCGCTCGCGCGCTGCTCGAGCCCGAGGAACTGCGCCGAGACCATATCGCGATCGAAGCGCGCCGGCACGTAGAAGAACCCGGTCCAGCGCAGCCCGTCGCCGGAGTCGAGATTGATGGCCGTGTCGAGGCTCACGATCCCGGTCGTCGTGTCGAGATCGTAATTGGACGGGGAGACCACGACCCAGCCGCTGCCCGTGTTCGACTCCAGCACGAAGCCATCCGCGGACGGTTTCTTGATCGCGCGCGACCAGCCATTGATCGCCAGGCCGTAGGTCTTGGTGAGCTGCACGTCCTGCTGGCTCTCGTGCGCGAGCAGCTCTTGCGTCGCTATGTAGTCGTTCCAGTCTTTGTAGAGGAACGAATGCATGCGCCCGCGCATCGCGTGCAGGAATCCGCGGATGTAAGCGAGCTCGTCGCTGCGCACGTTGCGATTGCCGAGCTGCCAGCGGCCGAGCGCATCGGCGAATTGCTGATTGCGACGGGTCGCGCCATTCGGGAAGCTCAAGACCTGCGTGTCCCAGCTATGCCCGCCGTCGGCGCCGTAGTCGATCCCGATGTCGAAGATCTCCTCGAAGTGCATCGCTACCCACCGTTACGCGCGCGCGCGCGTTGCAGTTGCGTCGCTATCGAGGCGCCGATCTGGCCTTCGCTCTCGCGCCTGAAGCTCTCGGCGTCTTTCGTCTCGATCGTCACGTTGACCGTGCTGCCCCCGCCGCTGTTGCGCGAGTTGCGCGGATCTCGCCGGCTCAGAACCTCCTCCCCGGTCTGCAGAATCGCGGGGCGCTCGCCCGGCACGATCCCGCCCATGTGCAGCCGCGGCGCGCCGGCGAAGGCGATTTTCGGCACGAGCCGTTGTGGCGCGCCCGGCTCGCCGACGATCCCGCCGCCATGAAAAAGCGAAGCGAAGAATCCTCCAATACCACCGCCGCCCCCGATGCCGCCCAGCGCGCCGAACAATTTATCGAAGATCTTCTCGCTGACGAGCTGCGCGGCCTTGCGCCGTAGATCGTTGAGAAAGCTGTCGAACGCATCGCCGGCCTCTTGCGCCCCGGAGAGGAACGACGCGAACGCACTCTCGCCGGCGTCCCGCGTCGTCTCTTTCATTTCCTGGAAAACCGTCTTGGAGGTTTTGCCAAGCTCCTCGATCTCGAGCTTCAGATCCTCGACGCGCGCGATCGCCGCCGGATCGCCGGTCGCGGCCGCGAGCTGCTCGTACAGCGGAATCAGCTTTTCCAGCTCCTCGGCCGTCTGCTGATGCAGCTCGATGATCCGCCGGCGGCCTTCCCGCTCGCTGATGTTCCCGGTCTCGACCTCCAGCTCGACGCGCCGCTGCGCGCGCGCGAGATCTGCGAGCGTGGTATCGACCTCCTCCTGCAGCTCCTCCAGGCGCGTGCGGGCGAGCTCGACGTTGATCAGCTCTTGCACGAGCTGCTGCCCGGCGACGTCGCCCTCTGCGACAAGCCGCGCCATTAGATCCTTGAACTCGCGCTCGAGCGCGCTCGCGCGCGCGCCCTCGTCGTCGCCGCGCAGCTCGAGCAATCGCTCGCGCACGCCGGCGAGCTGTTCGGCCAGCTTCTCGTTTGCATCGGCGAGATCGCGCGCCGCCTTGGTCGCGACATCACCGCGTTCCCGTTCGAGCACCGTGATCTCGGAGACGAGCTTCGCGCGCTTCGCTTCTTGATCCTCGATCTCGTCGCCGCGCTCATCGGCTAAGCGGATCTCCTCGTCGAGCAGCGACAACGCCGCCCGGCGCTGCTCGATCTCTTGATTGATCGCGCGCGTCTGCAGCTCAGTGCGCTTGCGGAAGAAGTCCTCGAAGCTCACGAGGTTCTTCGAGAAATCCCGTTCGAGCGTTTCGCGGATCCGTTTCAGCTCGTCGTCGAGCAGCACGCCGGCGGCCTCGAGCTGGCTCTGCAGCTCTTTGATCGCATCGCGTGCGTCGATCGGGGCGATCGTCGGGGCGATCGTCGCCGGCGTCGGCCGGGTGACCTCGCCGGCGCCGCGGCCCGGCGTCACGCCCTCGGTAAAGAACGCGTTCGGGTTGGTCTGCAGCACGTGCTGCGCTTCCGCCAGGCTGCGCGCCTCGGCTTCGAGCTTCGCGATCTTCTCGCGCGTCTGGTCCGCCAGCTTCTGATTGAAGCCCTGGAATTGCGCGAGGTCGTGCTGCGCGAGTTTCAGCTCGTCGCGGTTGCGCTCGATCGCCGCCGTGAGCGCCTCGACCTGATCGGTCGGCGACGTCGTCCCGGTCGCCGCCTGCGCGAGAAAGATGCCGATCCCCTGCCCGGCCTCGACGAGCAGCCGCGTCGCTTTGACCAAGGTCTCGGCCGCGGCGAGGACCGCGCTCGTGAGGGTCTGAAAAGCCGCGACCGTCGCCGGATCCTTGAGGACCTCCGTTAGCGACTCGATCGACGCGCGCAGCGCCTCGGAGCCCTCGCCCTTACCTTCGAGCAGCTCGCCGAAGGCATTCTTCAGCGCATCGAGCGCGCCGCCTAGCGTGTCGCGCGCGGCCGCGGCGGCGCCGCCGTACTGTTTCTCCAGCGCCTCCAAGATCACGCGCTGCGCGCTCGCGAGGTCGTTGATCTCCTGGAATCGCTTGACCTGCGCCTGCTGCTCGTTCGTGAGCAAGATCCCTTGGCGACGGAGCTGCGTGATTCCGCGCACCGGATCGTTGAGCGCCTTACCGAGCGTTTGCGCCGCGCTCGATGCGTCGATGCGCAGCGCGCTCGCCATGTTGAGCACGGCTTCGGTTGTGTCGGTGAAGTTGTCACCGCGAATGTTCTGGAAGCCGAGAAGCACCTGCTGCGCGCCGACGATCGCCTCGTCGGAGAAGCGGGTCACGTCCTGCAGATCCTTCGCGAACTTGACGAGCTGCTCGCCCGTGAAGCCGGCGACGCCGCCAGTGCTCTTGATCCGCGCCTCGAGCTGCGCCGTGACCTCCTCGGCCTGCACGGTGTTGCGCACGACCGCGCTGATGAGCGAGGAGACGCCGCGGAAGGAAAGGTACGCGCCGACGATCCCCGAGATCTGCGACTTGATGCCGGTCAGGCCGCGGCCGAGGCCCGCCCAGTTGCCGCTCGACTTCTTCGCCTCGTCGCCGGCGGCGCGCGTCTCGCGCCGCAGCTCTGCGATCGAGCGGCGGATGTCGGTGAGATCGCCGGCTATGCGAACGCGGATGTCGTCGTTGCTTGCGCTCATTCCTGCAGCTTCGCTAGGTACTTCTCAAAGTCTTTCTTCGAGGCCTGCGACGCACGTAGATCTAGCAACGCTGCAGCGCGCCTATTCGAGAGCGCGCGCTCGATCGCTTTGGTGAACGCCCGCACTTGCGCGAGCGTATAGCCCTCGATGTCCGCTAGTCGATGTCCGCAGCCGACGAGCGTTTGGATGCTGTCCGCCCAACCCCAAGCAGCCGCAGAGTCGCGCCGAGATCGCGCACGCTGGCTTCGCCGTTTGGAATCAGGCGACGGACGAAAAAATCGAGGTTCACCGAAACGACTGCCGTGACCAGCTCGAGCAGCTCGTCTGGCATCGCGTCGTCGATCCACGCCGCTTCGCGTCCCACCGCCGCGGCCGTCGCTTTGACGACGTGCTCGCCATGCTGCTCGATGAGGGTCATCAAGGTTTGCGCCTTGAGCAGCTCATCGAGGGAACGCGTCTTGACGACCTGCTCGAGCAGGCCATTGACCGTCGCCATCAGCGGGCGGGCATGCGGCAGAAAATCGCGGATGCGGCGCACGGTCATCGGCGAGACCTCGATGGTCTCGCCGCGGACCTGCACAGTGCGTTTGCGCGACGCGCCGCCGAGAGCTTCGTCGATCTCGGCGGCGGCGCCGGTCAGTGGAGCTACTGCGCTCAAGTGACCTGATCCTCATAGAAGTACTGCGACAGCCCGGCGCCGACGATCGTCGTGTCTTTCAACACTTCGCCCGTGAGCTGCAGCGCGCCGAAGTCGTCGCCGGACAGCAAGGCTTGCTCCGCGGCCGCGCCGAGTCGCACCTTGTGCAGGCGTACCCGGACCTCTTTCTCGTCGCGCGCCTCGTTCTCGCCGACGAACACGATCTCGACCTCCGGCGCCGCGGTGCGAATCGCTTGCGTGCGCACGTATGCCGGATGCGTGTAGTCGATGAGCAGCGTCTCGCCCTCGTCGATGTCCGGAGAGTCGGCGTCGATCGCGATGCCGCCCGGCTCGACGGTGTAGTTTCCATCCGCGGTGATCGGCACACCGGGCGAGGAGCTCGTCGAGATATTCACGCCCGTATACGGCCCCGGGTGATCGAGGAAGATGAAGCCGCCGAGCGTGGCCTCGTGCTCCTCGTTCGTCACTGCGGCGCCGGCGACGCTCGTGTTCTCGCCGAACAATGCACGCGCCAGCAGCGCGGGACGGAACTCGCGGTGATTGATCGTCACCGTGACATTCTGGATCCGGCGCACCTGATCGTAGATGCCGCCGCCCGGCTGCGTGCGATCGGGCAAGTCGATGACTTGCTCCGCGATCGCGAGATTGACCGTGTCGACGAGACCCGGCCACTCGAAGGCAGAAGTCTCGCCGTACTCGCGCACGTAGAGTTTGCCCGAGACGAAGTAAGTGAAAATCTCGTCGGCCATCGAATAACCTCCCTAGGTATTTACGGTCGAGTCGTTGCGACGGGTCTGAAAACTCAGCTCAAAGATCCGGGTGGCGATCATCGTGTAGACCTCTTTGTACTCCGATCGCCGCGTCGTTCCTGTCTCTCTGCAGAAGTGCACCAGCCCGCCGAGGCGGGTCTGGCCGAGAGTCGCGGTAGCCCAGTTCAGCATCGCGTCAACACTGCGATCGAGCTGCTCGACCTCGTCGACTGACGCGGCGCATTGTACTGCTATCGCGGTGCGGCGCCTCGTCATTCGGTCTTGGCTGCTCGACTGCATCGGCGCGTCGATCGACTCGTCGCCGAGGAATACCGCCATGCGCGGCGCGCTCTCGACGATCGGATCGCCGGGAAATACCCGCTTGTTCGAGACCTCCGGGATGCCGTCCGGCCGATCGGTATTGAGCAGCACGATCGCGGCGCCGACGGCCTGGAGGATGATGCTGTCCGCCATTAGATCGGCTCGCTCATGATCTTGCCCAGCAGGATGATGACGCGGCCGACGCCGGCGCTGTAGGGACCGCCGTTGTACCGGAAGCTGCCGCGGCCCTCGATCGCTACCTGATCCTCGAGCTCGACGCCGGCGCTCTGCATCGCTTCGAAGTCGCTGGCCCGCATGTTGAACGTCGGGGAATCGAATACGAGCGCCTGCTCGTCGATCCCATCGACGCCGCCGGCCTCGTTGAAGTAGCCGCGCAGCACGAGCGAGCCGAAGGTGAGGGTATCGCCGAGCCCGACGTGATCGAGCGCGCCGAGGATCTTGGCGTCCATTCCGGTCAGGGTGTCGTACGTATTCCCCACGCGGCGGGCCCTTGCTGCTGACGGCGCCGAGTCTACTTGCCCCTAGGCCGCGATGCGAGCGCCGGCGACGGCCAGCTCCCCGAGCGCCCGCACGTCCGGCACGCGATCGGCACGGATCGGCCAGTACGGCGCGTCCGGCGCGACCCAGGTCCGCGGGAAGGCTTCGTTGTGCGCCGTCGGATAGATCGCGACGCATGGCGTGCGGAAATGATTGGCGAGAATCGACATCCCGCAGATCACGCCGATGTAGATCCGCGCGTGCTTGAGGATATCGGCCACTTGCATCAGCGAGGTCGCCTCGACCAGCGGCTCGATGTCCAGCGGCCGCGGCGCCTCGCGGATGAGCCGGTCGAAGAATGGCCGATCCCATTTCGCGCCGATGATCGTCACGCGGCCGATCGCGCGGTTCAGCTCCTCGATCACGGCATGCCAGTAGCCCGCCGGCAGATGCGACATCCACGCCGTATTGATCGCCTCGCTCGAAACGTAGAGCACCGTGCGCGGCCCGCCCGGGACGGGCGTCGTGCGCACCGGGAAACCGAGATCCAGCTCGAGATCCGGAAGCCAGTTGCGCAGATGCTCGCCGCGGTCCACGACCGCGTTCGGCCATAGCAACGGCGTGCCGTCTTTGAGCTGGCCCACGCCGGTATCGAGCGCGAGCCGATCGGGCCGGAAAACGTGGAAGCTCGCGCCGGCCTCGATGAAGTCCACCATCTGCGCCCACTGCCCGGCCCGATCTTGCGCGCCGCCGTGGGAGCCCTGGATCACCATGTGCAGGCTCTCAATCTTGTGCTTTGCCTTGTACGCCTTGAGCTTGGTCAGGGCCCAATAGACGTCCCCGACACCAGGGGGAACCGCGACGCGCGTGCCCATCCGATCTCCTCTGCTTTGATAGCGGCTGCGCTTCAGCCTCACCGCCGCGCCCCATACGCGACCATCTTGCCCGGGAGCGGCTTGTCGATCGCCAGCAGCGAGAAGCCGGCATCGACGATCAGACGGCCGAGCGCCTCGTCGGTGAAGTACCAGGGATGTTCGGCCTTGTAGTGATGCTCGCCCTCTGGCACGGAAACGTCGGGCACGTCGACGACGAGCAGGCCGTGCTGCCAGCAGAGGCGCGACGCCCACATCAGCTCCGTGCGCGGATCGAGCACGTGCTCGAGCACATCGTGGTAGGTCACGAGATCGAAGTGCCACGCGCCTTCGAGGTCGATCGCGGTCGCGTTCATGACGCCGGCGCGCGCCATCGCGGGATCTGGGTCGATGCCATGCGCGACGATGCCGACCGACATCATGTGGTCGACGAAAGCGCCATTGGCCGCGCCGACGTCGAGCGTGCAGCGCACGCGCTCGAGATGCCGGCCGAGGATCTCTTTGTAGCGGGCCCAGCGCAGCGCCGCGACCTTGCGGTCGTGCTCGTATCGCTCGCGATAGGGAATGCAGCCGGGATGCCGATCGACGGCGCGATGGTAGGCGCCGCGATACTGCGCCTCGTAGTCGGCCGCGGAGATCTCGGTGTCCAAGTGCTGCACGCCGCAGACGCACGTCGCGATCGCGAGCCCGTTGCGCGTGATGATGTCGAAGCCGCGCGAACCGCAAAGGCATTGAGTGATGAGTCTCATAGGCTCCCGGTGTGTAGCCACTTGAAGATAGACCTACTCGCATCGGGCGGCTCGATCCTGTTCACGATCTTCGTCTGCCCGGCAAAATCGCAGCGCGTCGGATTCGACGCGCCGTCATAGATCGTCACCTGCGGCACGCCGAGAAACCCGGCGAGCACCATGATCCCGTTCTCGAGCCCGATGTACGCGCGCGCGCTCGCGAGCAATCTAATGACCTCGCGCGCGGGCGCGCCCAAGTAATGCGCGCTCGCGGCGGGAAGGGCGCTGTCCACGCTCGCGCCGATCTGCACGATCTTGACGCCGCGCTGCGCGAGCGAGCTCGCGAGCTGGCGCATGTTGTCGAGCCCCCACTCTTTCCGCATCCGCCGCCGCCGCTTGCCATGCGCGATCATCACCACGTGATCGCCGCGCTCGATGCCCTCGGCCATCGGGAAGCGTGGATAGACGCCCGGCTCGTAGTGGATACCCAAGCCGGTCTGATCGTTCAGATGCTCGACGGTGCTCGCGATGTACAGCTCCGGCGGCCATTTCCGATACACGAGCGAGTCGCGCGTCGCGGTCGTGCCGGGCGGGCCATGCCCGGAGCTGTAGTGCACATCGCTGAGCGCATAGAGCTCCGGCACGATCGGCGGGAGAGTGCCTTGCGTCACGCTGCGAAAGTCCACGTAACACGGCAGATCCGGCCGCTGGCGATTCACGTACTTGAGCACGGCGAGACAGAACAGCCAATCGCCGATCCCGTTATACGGTCGAGTCAGCGTCAGACTTGGGCGGTCGCCGGCGACTGCTTGGGCAAGCATTGTTGTTGCTCTTGGGCGCGGGGGTACGCGTCGGCCGGAGTATAAGCACGGGCGCGGTTTTGTTTCAGCATCCGTTGCGCCTCGCGCGGCGGAAGCTCGATCGGCCCGGCCGGATATTCGAAGTCCTTGATCGGCTGCGGCTGCAAGAGCAGGACCCACACGCCGCGCAGCTCGCTCACGATCTGCTCGCGCGCGATCGGCCCGGCGGTCCGCTGCTGCGGGAGCACGACGTCGGCCAGCGTCCCGAAGGTCCGATACGGCCCGTGATAGCCGCCGAAGTACTTGAACCATCGGCTAACGTGCCACGACTGCGGCATCGCATAGCCGCCGGATTTCGGGTCATCTTTGTCGTGATAGGTCTGCACGCCGGGCGCGAAGCAATCCATCCCGACGATGTAGATCGGCGCGCAGCCCATCAGGCGCGCCGCCCATGCCGCGATGATTCCGCTATTGGCCGCGGGCCAGTCGAGCACGCGGTAGTCGGCCCAGAGCTGGCGCGAGATCAGCGGCAAGCCGAACGGCCGCACGCGATCCTCGATCTTGTCGTGCGCGACGATGTAGTCGCATGGCGTGAGTCGAGCGCCGTGATCGTTGGCGCTGATGTAGACGGCTTCGCCCCGCGGCGGGCACTGCTCGAGCTGGGCTGGGAGAGAGAGCCCGCCGCCTAGACAGACGGCGGGCCGACCAACATGCGCGTGAACAAGATCGCGGACCGAGCGCGTCGCTGCGCGACGCCGATGCACCGCTAGGTGTTCTTCGCGCGCTGCAGCATCTCGGGCCTGCTGCAGACGAACAACGGATAGCTGTAGACCTCCGGCTTGATCCACATGTTGCGGTCTTTGTCGTTGACCAGCAGCGCGTAGACGTTTTGCCCCGGAGTGTTCGCCCAGTCGAACGTCTCGCCCGGGCTCATGGCCTGTTGGAAGGCCGCGTTGGCTCCGACCGGGAAGAAGTGCGCCTTCAGCGTATTGACCGCGACGGTGCTGTTGTCGTCCGTGCCCTGGTAATTGACCCAGGTGATCCCGCCATAGCGGAACGTCCCGAACGGCGCGCCGACATCGTTGCGCAGCTCTTGCGCCGCCACCTGATTGAGATACGTCTGCCGGATCTCGGTGTGCGCGGTGAGCTGATCCCAGAACGTGTCGCCGGCGAGGCCCATCACGTAAGTCCGACCTGGAACCCAAGAGCCCTTGGCCGCGCGCTGCACCGCGCGCACGACCTGGTTGCACTTGATGCGCACGGCGCCCGACGCGGGCGACGCGTTGTCGAGGTCGAAGTCGATCTCGGCCGGCTGCGACAGATCCCACTCATCGAACCAGTTGATGAGCGTGGATCCGTCGGCATCGAGGACGATGCCCTGCACCGCGCCCAAGCGCATGTGCTCGTGGGTGAGATCGACGTCGCGCCGGAGCTTCGCGAGGCGGTTCATGACCTCGGTCTGCGCCTGCTCGAGCTCGGTCGTCGTGCCGAACGCGCGGATGTTCTGGATCTCGCTCGCGTTGACGACGTCGCCCTTTGCCACGCGCACCGTGCGGAAGTCGCGCATGTCGCGCGGATCCTTCCCGCCTTGCGGCAGCGGCGCACCGCGCGGCGTCGTCTGCACGATCGCCAGCTCTTGATCGCGCTTCTCGATCGCGATCGTCTCCGTGCGCACCGGCCGCGGCTCGAAGATGCCGAGCCCGCCGAGGAACGCCGGCACGTAGGGGATCTTGTCGAGCGCGTCGGTCAGCTCGAAAGTGCTGAACGGATCGCCCGTAAAGACGTTCATCTGCAAGGTCACGGTGGTTACCTCCCGGTGTGCCTAGTGGGCCGTTAGCGCAGGACGATGCCGATCTCGAGCAGATCGGCCGTGCCAGCGGTCACGCCGCCGGTGTTGTTGTCGTCCCAGTCGATCTCGTCCTCGTTGACTTCGGCGTCGCGCACGATGCCGACTGCGTCGACGTCGCCGTTGCTCGTGTCGACCTCGTCGAACAAGATGCCCTCGGCCTTGCCGGCCGCGGCGTTGCTCGTCGCATTGTCGTAGGCGACCCACTTGGAATCGCCCGCGCGCTTCGAGATCACGGTGCCCGCTGGGAGCGTGCCTTGCCCGCCCGCGACGACGATCTGATCGCGCGATCGCGTGCCGGGAGCCTCGGAGATCAAGAACCCGCCAGCGTGCGGGCCTTCGGTGACGGTCGTCATTACGGCTTGCCTCCCATTTTGGTGATGACCTTGTCCCAAGCGCCAGGACGTTTGCCGAGTCCGCCGCTACCTATCGGGAGCGTCGGATCCGTTCGCCGGCGCTCATCGTCGCCCGCGAGCTTGTCTTGGATTTCCTTGCGCGCGGCCTCGAGCGGGACATTGCGCGTGACGATGCCCGCGGCCAGCTCCGGCACCTTCGCGACCTCGCAGATCCCGGTGATCTCGCGTGCATGCGCTACGCGGGTCTCGATGTCGGCGACCTCGACGTCGGTTGCGAGCAGTGCTTGGGCGACGGCGGCGGGCAGCGCGGCGGCAGTGACAGCAATCGCGAGAGCGCCTTTCTTTTGCGTTGCGATCGCGGTCTCGTCCATCGCGGGCCCTTCGGTGACTACCGGCAGAGTTGGCTCGGTCTTGGTCGCCAGGAATGCGAGCGCATCATGCAACGTCCCGATGCGATCTGCAAAGCCTTTCTGCACGGCGACGGGTCCGGAGGCGATCCCGGCATCCGTTGCCCGGGCTGCTGCAGCGCTCAATCGGTCGCCGCGATAGCGCCCGACGGACTCGACGAACATCCCATAAAGCCGATCGACCTCGGCCTGCTCGAGCGCAAGCGCCTCCTCGGAGAGAGGGAAGTGCGGCGAGAAGTCGATCTTGCGCGCCCCCGCGTAGATCGGCGTGATCTTGATGCCTTCGGCCTTGTCGGCGCCGCTGCGATCCACGTGATAGGCGACGACGCCGATGGAGCCGGCGCCGGCAGTTCGGCTGACCCAGATCTCCCCCGCGGCCGCGGCGATCGCATACGCCGCCGAGTACGCCATGTCGTCGATGACGGCGTGCACCGGTTTCTTAGCGCGCGCGGCCGCTATCTGATCGGTGAAGTCGAACAGGCCCGCGGCGAATCCGCCCGGAGAATCTAGGCGCAGCACGATCGCCGAAACCGCCGGGTCGTCGACGAGCTGCGCGAAGGTCGCGGCGAGCTGCTCGTAATTCTGCGGTCCGCCGCCCGACGGGCCCGGCATCGGCCGTGACGCGAGCGCGCCCTGGATGTCCATGACGGCGACGGTTCCCGCGGAGCGGTAGCCCTTGTCCGGCTCGCGCGGCGTCGTGTCGCCATCATCGTCGTCGAACATCATCGGGACCGGGCCGCGCATGTACGCTTCGAGGAGCTCGGCGCCGATGCGCGGCTCGACGAACAGCGGCCGCCCAAGGCAGTGCGTGTAGAGCTGGCCGATGACGGTGTTGTCGGTCCGCGCCCACAAGCGCGCGAGCATCTTGAACGGGTTTGCCATAGATCCTCCCAGGTTAGGCGGCTAACGAGATCTCGAGATCCTCACGCTCCAGACGTTCACGATGCGCGCGCGCGGCGGTCACGCTCGGCGGCTCGCCATGCACCACGGTCGGAACGCCGAAGGCTTGGACGTTTGCGAAACCAGCGGCCGCAAGCGTATGCGCCGGCGGGCGCTTTGGAAAGCGCCGCGGCATCGCGCGCAGCATTGGCGCCTCGATCGCCGGCGTCTGCTCGGTGATCGTCGGCAACCCGAAGGCCTGCTCATTGGCGAAGCCGTCCGGCCGGATGAATTGCACGACGACGTCGCCCACGACCGGGAGGCCGAAGGCGCTTTCGTTCGCGACGCCGTCGGGCGCGATCGTCGCATTGAGCGCAACGGTGCCGAAGGCATTGGCGCTTGCGACGCCGTCGGGCCCGACGTTGGCGTTGAGCGCGACGGTGCCAAGCGCGCTCGTGTTCGCGACGCCGTCGGGCGCGATCGTCGAGTTGAGCGCGACGGTGCCGAACGCGATCGAGCTTGCGATGCCGTCCGGCGCTAACTGCGCATGCAGCTCGGGATCGCCGAAAGCGGAGACGTTCGCGACGCCATCGGGCCCGACGTTCGCGTTGAGTCCGACCGTGCCAAGCGCGCTGACGTTCGCGACGCCGTCGGGCGCGATCGTTGCGTTGAGCGCGACGGTGCCGAAGGCGTTGCCGCTCGCAATCCCATCCGGCGCGATGTTGGCATTGAGCGCGACCGTGCCAAGCGCGCTCGTGTTCGCGAAGCCCGCGGGCGCGATCGTCGCATTGAGTGCAACGGTGCCAAGCGCATTGACGTTCGCGACGCCGTCGGGCGCGATCCTCGCATTGAGCGCGACCGTGCCAAGCGCGCTGACGTTCGTGAGAGGCGTCGGTGCGATGTTGGCATTGAGCGCGACCGTGCCAAGCGCGCTCGTGTTCGCGAAGCCCGCGGGCTGGATCGGGATCGTCTGCGATCGACGAGCAGCAATCGGTGTCGCCGCTATCGGGGCCGCGCCAATCACAGCTCTACTCGAAGTGCGTGGTCACGACGACGCAACCATGCCCGCCGGCGCCGCCGAATCCGCCCGCCACGCCGGCGCCTCCACCGCCCCCGCCGCCCGGAAATCCGCCGGTGCCGCCGAGCACGACCGACGAGCCGCCATTCACGCCGCCGGCGCCGCCATACGGAAGCCGCGTGGACTGCGCGCCGGTCGCGCCTTGCGCCGCGAACGTCGCCGCCGCGCCGCCGCCCCGGCCAGGCTGCGAGATGATCGTGTTTGTACGTCCGCCCGATCCGCCGCCGCCGCCGCGCTGGCTGTTGCCATTGTTGGCCGATGTGATCGCGGCATCCGTATCGGCGCCGGACTCGCCGCCGCCGCCTCCCCACTCGGCCTCCGATCCGCCGACGGGCGCCGTCGTGCCGGATCCGCCGGGCGCGCCGCGCAGACCAGAGCCCGCGACGCTGCTCCCTTGCACGTTCACCGTGAGCCGAGTCGTCTGCACTGGACCGGGCGTGCCGATGCCGCCGCCGCATCCGCCGTTGCCACCGTCGGCGACGCCCGCGGCAGTCGCGACCGTCCCGGTGTTGTAATTGCCAGCGATCAGCGGACCGTTGGTATCGAACCACGAGACCGTGCCCGCGGTGCCCGCCTGATTGAGCCCGGTGCCGACGGCGCCGCCGCGGCCGGCATGCACGGTGACGTTTGCGGAGAGCTCGGCGTGATCGAACCACGCCTCGTCGTAACCGCCGCCGGCGCCGCCGCCACCGCCCGCCGCGGTCGTCGTCGTGTTGCCGCCGGAGCCGCCTTGCCCGCCGTCGCACTTCTGCACGAATACGCGCGTCGCGTAGGACGGCTTCCGCCAGTTGTCGTCGAGGTCGGCCGGCGAGCCTATGAAGATTTGGACCTCCGGCGAGCGGCGCGCGCTGCCGGTTTGGTAGCCGTTCGGAACGAAGGCGATCATCTGCGACACATCGACCGTGGAGTTGGCCCACGTCAAACCCATCGTGAACGGCAGCCCGACGTGATTGTCGAGCTCGCCCGACATGACGTAGATGCCGCCGCCGACTCCATCGGTCGTCGAGCCGTCGAAAACTTCCGTGACGTTGACCATCGTCACCGCGCTTTGACCAGAGCCCTGCGCGGATGCGCTATCCACCGCATGCGCGAAGATTCCCAGATACAAGCAGTGCGGAACCTTCGACCAGCCGCGGCCGCCGCCTCCGCTGCTCGTCCCGGCCGTCGTGCTCGCGACGAACTTGAATCCTTGCATCAGCAGGTGCGGCTTCTCGAGCGTATCGGCGCCGCGGATCGCGAGCATGACGCCGAAGGTGTGATCGCCGGAGTCGGTCAGCGTCGGCGCGCTCTCTGCGCCGTTGTCGCGCTTCCAGAACATGCAGAGCTTGGTCGATCCCGCCGCGCCGGCGGCGCCGATGCCGTTCTGCGGACCGAGCCGCTCGTAGCCGGCGGGGGCCGCATAGTCCACCTGATTCGCCTGCTGGATGAGGAGCAGCAGAATATCGTCCGCCGCATGCGTCGCCGGGAGCGTCGCCGTCGGAACGCCCGTGCTCGAGAACTGCGTGCCGACCGAGATCACCGTCGGCACGACCGGCTCGACCTTGGCGATCGGAAGCGTCACGAATACGCGCTTCGTCCCCGCCGCGAAGTTCACGAGCGCGTTCGAGTTGCTCGATGCCGAGACTTTCGTCCGCGCGATCGCCGGCGTCGCGCTCACATAGGTTCCGTAGCCAACCTCCCAATCGCCTGTCGGAACGCCGTTGCTATCGACGGCCTCGATGCAATAGAAGAACGTCTCGTTATTCGCGTAGCCGGCGGCGGCGAACGTGCGAAACCCGGCGACAGCTCCGGCCAGCGTGAGATTGCCGGTGCTCGTCCCGATCGTGGTCTCGCAGACGCGATCGAGGATCTTGTGCACGGTTAGAGAGCGAAGATTTTGTTGGCGCCGTTATCCCAAACGACCGGGCATACCTGCGAGGCCTCCGGCGTGAACGGCAAACCGACGGCGCTATCAATGTACGCGATCAATCGCGCGGTCGCGTCGCTTCCCGTGTGCAGGAACAGGATGAGCGCATTCGACGCGGTGCTCGCTGTCGCCGTGATCGAAGTATCGTTCGCGTCGAAGATCCCGTTGGTAAAGGCCTTGCCCGCGAGCGCCGCGCTGCGGCCGTTATCGACGGCGCCGAGATCGGCGAGAAACTCGTCGGTCGAGTCGTACGTGTATGAGCTCAGCACGAGCATGGCGCGGATGTCGCCACTGCTCATGTTGATGCCGGCCTGCAAGAGCTGCTCTTTGGCCTTCGGAAAAATCGCGCTCGTCATCGGTTAGCCCTCGCGGTCAATGATGCGCTCGACGAGTCCGCTATCGCCGCGCTCGAGCGTGCGGATTGTCGTGCGAGGCTCGCGCTGTACCTCGACGTTCACTTGCGGCGCCGCGACCTCGATGCGTGGCTCCACCTTCGGCGGCTCGACGTTCACGGTTACGGCCGCCGGCGCGACGTTGATATTCGGCGGATGCACTTCGACGGTCGCCGGCGCGACGTTCACGACCGGAGCTGGCATCGCGCGAATCGCATCGGCGATATATGCGAGATCCGCGCGCCGATACCCAGGGCCCGCGGCCGGCGGGTCTCCCGCGGTCGCCTCGTCCGGATCTGCGCCGGTCGGTCGATCTTCGGGCGGCGCGTTCGGATCGTCAGGCGCGTTCGGATCGTTCGGGTCTGCGCCTGGTTTCGATGCGCCTTTCTTCGATGCGACGCGGCCGTCACTCGTGAACACGAGGCCTTTCGCATCCGCGCGCTCGTTGTCGGCGGCTTGCTCGTCCTCGATCTCCTCCGCATCCTCGCCGGCGCCGAGCGCAACCTTGGTCCGCGACGTGAGCCCGGCCGAGATTGCCTCGATGTCGGCCTTGACGTCCTGCACCGGATGGCTGTACGGCCAGCCCTGCGGAACCCACAGCGTCTCGACGTACTCCTCGCGGCGCGTCTCGTAGTCGGCGAGCTGCAGCACGCCGGCGACGTATGCGCTGTCGAAGAACGCCTCGCGGATCCGCTGGCAGAACATCGGGATGAAGTACTGCCACTGCAGCATTTCGAGCAGCCGGCGAAACTCGTTCAAGATGAGCTTGAGCGCGCGATCGCTGACGCCGCGCAGATCTCCGGTCAAGACCTCGTACGGCACGCCATAGCGCGCGGCGATCGCCATCAGGCCGCCGCGCATGAATTCGCCGTACTCGGTGCCCGGCGCCGGCGGTTGACTGAACACGGGCTCAACCCCCGGCGGGAGATCCTGCATCGTGCCCGGCTCGAGCCCGGCGAGCGGCGTGTCGTCGAAGTCGGTCTCTTGCTCGTCGCTGCTCGCGCTCCGCGTCATCTCGTCGATCATCGAGTCCGGATTTTCCGGGTCGATCGTTTTCTTGTAGAAGCCCGCGAACAGGTTCGCGATCTTCTGCCGCTCGAGCACCGCGTCGTCGAGATTGTCGAGGTTGAACATGCGCACCATCGCCGACACATGGTCGGGAATGCCGCGCTGCTGACCGATGCGCCACGGCCGATACAGATGCACGACCTGGTCGGCCGGCACGCGCACCAGCTCGCTCGCGTTCGCGATCGAGAAGAAGGCCGCATCGCCGGGATGCTCGCGATAGAACCAGTACGCGGTCCTTCGGCCAATGCCGTTGAACTCGATGCCCGCGCGCACGACGTTGCCGTTGCTCGCGATCGTGTTCAGATCAGACGGGCATTGCTCGCTTTCGAGGAGCTGCACCTGCAGCGGGACCGGCAGCTCGTCGGTCGGCCGCCGCGGCCGCAGCCGCGCGAACATTTCGCCAGCCTCGCGCCACTCGAGCCAGGCGAGGCCTTGCTGGCCGTAGTAGTCGAGCATGCCGTCGGCGTCGCAGACCTTGCACCAGGAATTCCACAGCTTTTTGACTGCGGCCTTCTCGGCGTCGGTGCCGTTGACCATCTTGGCGAGGATGCCCGTGCCGATGCCGTTGGAGAGCGAGCGGTCGAGCGCGGTGCCGGCCCACGGATCGTTGCGCGACTGCGAGCGCGATCGCGCGAGGATCGTTTGGCGATCGCGCGCGACGGCGCTGTTCGGGCCCGACAGCGGCGCGCGCCACATGCGCAGACGACGGCCGGTGCTCGCGGCGCGGTACTCGCGCTCCGGCGGGACGTTGAAGCCGTCGAGCGAATTCGCGCGACGTCGCGGTCTGTTGTCGTCGAGGAAAAACCAGTTGGTGCTCACAAGCCGCGCCCGCGCTGATACGCGCGGAACGTCCGCCGGCGACGCGTCCCCGCGGCGTGCTCGATCTCGTCGATCATTTCCTGCCGCAGCTTGCGCATCTGATCGAGCGACTGGTACGTGACCATGCGGCCATCGGTCTGCCGCACGCTGAGCACGCCAGAGGCAATCGCCTCGGTCAGCTCATCGACCTGAGTCTGCGTGTAAGCCATCGCGCGCCCCTCTCATCGTTTGAGGTAGCTCGAGCGGCTAACGCGGAAGCGCGGGCGCTTTTTAGGCGGCGGCCGCTTCGGCGGCGGGTCGGGCGGCTGAATCGTATCTGATGTCGGCGCCTCTTGCGAAGTCCCCGCCGCCGGCGTCGGCAATTTCGGCTGCGCGCGCGCGGCGAGCGCGGCGGCGAGCTGGTCGATCGAGACACCGCGGCCGACGGTGCGACCGAGCATGACCGCATAGGCGTAGATCCACGTGTCTTGGCCCTCGGTCCGGATCCCGATGCGCTTCGGCCGCCACACCGCGACGCGCCGCCCCGCCGCCTTGTGATAGACCTTCGTCTCGCTCGTGAGCTGCTCGAGCCACTCCTCGTCGACGTCGGCCGGCAGATGGATGAAGCCCGCCTTCGGCTCGCCGGCCGACGGTGCGGAGATCCGCGCGAGGCGCCCGTATAGCAGATCCTTCGCCGCATCGACGCCGATCGAGTAGACATCGGCCTTCGAGAGTTTCGTCTTGCCCGGCTTGCGCGGCCAGATGAGCCGGCCCTGGCCGCCCTGACCTTTGAGCGCATACACATGCTCGAAGCGATACCGATGCGCGTAGTTATAGACCTGCGTCGCGAAGTGACCGCCGGAGTCGATGCCGGTCGCCTGCACGCGCAGCAGCCGGCCGTCCTCGGTGTAGTACTGCCGGTGACGGATGCCAGTGAGCTCCTGCCACACGCCGCGATCGGGCCCGACGCCGGGATCGCCGCGCAGCACGCCCGGCTTGACGACCCAATTCTCCTCGCCGGCGCCGTGCCCGACGAGCAGCCACTCGAGACGATCGTCCTGCGTATCGACGCCGATCGTGAGCATGATGACGCCGGCGGGAATCGACTCGATGCCATAGGTCTCGCGGCGCTTCGCGAGGCCTTCGGGCGCGATGTTGGCCGAATCCTCCCACGTCTCGCCCAAGCTCGTGTTGATCCAGACCTGGAAGGTCTCCGGCAGTTTCTTGGCGTCGAGGAAGCTCACGGCCATTTCGCCAAGCGTGACGAAGGGCGACATCAGCTCGTTGATGTGCAGGCCTGCGATGCCGGCGAACGGCTTGAGCGCGACGACGCGATATTCGCGCTGCAGGATGATCTGCCGCTCTGCCTCGTTCATGTACTCGCCGCAATGCACACACTGGTAGCACGCATCCTCGGCGGGCGCGCCGAGCTCGGTCCATTTCACTTGCGACCACACGAGACGCTGGAACGTCGCGCAGTGATAGCACGCGAACTCGAAGTGTCGTTGGTCGCTCGAGTCGTAGCCGGTCTCGACTCGCGACTGGCCTTTGATCGTCGGCGTGGAGCCGGCGAGGATCTTGCGATTCCAGAATGTCGTCGTGCGCTTGCGGGCCAGCATGAACGGGTCTCCCTCGGCGCCGGCGGACGCCGGATAGCCGTCGATCTCATCGCAGAGCAAGATCCGAATCGGCCTCGCGCGAAGGCCCGAGGGAGAATTCGCGCCGGCGATCGTCAGATGCCCGCCGGCAAACTTCTTGTGCAGAAGCGTGTTGCCGCTGTCGCGACTCTTGGGATCGGCGATCTTCTCGGTGATCGCCGGCGTGTCGCGCACCATCGGCGCCACGCGATCCTTGCTGAAGGTCTCGGCGAGCTCGAGCGTCGGCTGCACACAGAGCAGCGGCGACGGATCGCAATCGACGTAGTAGCCGATCACGTTCAGCAGGATCTCGGTCCAACCGACCTGCGCGGACTTGATGACCCAGATCTCGCGCACCAGCGGATCGTTGACGAGATCCATGATCTCGCGCTGCCACGGCACGCGCGACGTGCGCCAGCGCCCCGGCTCCGCGGACGACTCCGGACTAAGCCTGCGCTCTCTGTCGGCCCACTGACTGACCGTTAGGCGCGGAGGCGGCCGGAGTATCGCCGCCATTTCCGCCATCGCGCGCCGCGCGTTCTGCCAGCTCAGCTCCGCCGTCAAAGTCTGCGAGCTCGGCGAGGGCCTCGTCATGCTCGCGGTCGATTGCATCACGTGCAAGGTTCGGTTCCTTCGGGTTGACGAGAGGCGCGAGCTTCGCCGCGGCGCCGCGCAGTCGAGCACGGAACGCCGTGATGGCGCGTCCGAAGATCTCTTGCATGTGCGCAACATACACCAGCTCGCCGCGGCGCTCGGCCAGCTCAAGCTCTAGTCTATCTGCTCGAGCACGATGCTCGCGCGCTTGCTCGAAACGCGGATCGACGCCGTCGCCGTTTTTCTTTTTGCCGTCGCGCTCATCGCGCGCGGCGAGCACGTCGGGCCAGTAGTAGAGGACCTCGCGGCCGCGCTTCTCTTTGCTCGACACATTCCACTTGACGAAGGCCTGCACGGAGATCCCGAGCAGCGCCGCGATCTCTTGCTGCGAGAAAAGCATGTCGGCGGCGCTGCGCGATCGCGCGCGAAGGTGTTTGCAGTACGCCTGCACCACGCCGACGAGCGCGTACTTGCCCGGGCCCTCGCGAGGGATCACGCCTTCGGCTGCGAGGTTCGCGATCTCCCGCTCGCTGATGTCGAGCAATGCCGCGATCGTCCGCGCGTTGAACAGCGGCGACGTCGGCGTGTCTCGATCGAAAAGGTCAGCCATTCAGCGCACCACGAAACAACAACCGCCTAAAAATCTCTGGCACTAGACGTCGAACGAGGTCCGCATAACCCTCGGACCGGGTCCCGTCCCCAGGGGCCCCCGGCGAAAGCCGCGCCGCGCTTGGCTTAGCGCGCACTGGCTAACGCCCTTCGCAAAGCATTGGGCCATGCGAGCACGAAACGTCTGCGCAGCTCATCGCGTGCGAGTTGAGGGAAATCAAATCGCTTCTGATACGTGGGCAATGGAACGAACAAGAGCACTGGCTTGATGTTGCGCAGCCCTGGCCCATAGCGCTCATAGACACCACGGGGCAGGCCTTCTCCAGCTCGAGACACGAGGAAATATTTCCTGCGATTCTTTTTCGCGCTGCGACGCTTGGACGCATCGGTTTGATTGGCGCTGAAGCCCTCCTCCCCGAACGCACGTATCTGCGAGAGGATCTGCACGATGATGCGAGCAGGCACGTTGCCATAGCGATCGAGCTTGACCGCAGCAGGCACGTAGCCCTCGTTCGCCGTGAGAATGCGAGCACGCTGCAGCACACGCTCGCCACGCTTGGCCTTGCGTCTGCCCCCTGCTATCTGATGGGCAAGGTAGTCCGTTGGGGGAGTGCCCTTGGACGCATCGCCACTGAGAAAGACTTCGGCAGCGGGACTCAGCTTATTGCCCTTTCGATAGCCGACACCGCGCACCGTGAACGGCGTCGGCCGATCGAATATCAAAGGGAGGGCAGCTCGCAGCGTGCCCATCGTCTCGAATGCGGCCGTATTGGCCGCGAGCGATCTCGCGAAAGGGAGCTGCAGGCGCTCAAGGCGGCTGAGCTTCTCCTCGAAGTTCTTGGTCTCGACGATCACATCAAACGTCGCCACGGCCATTCCTCCCCCGGAAATCCCCGCGCCACTCCACGCCGCCGGGCCAATGGTGGCGCGGCTCCGGGCCTCGCGCCTCGGCTTTTCCCCGGAAATGCGACGTAGCGCACGAAAAAAGGCGGCAATTATGTCGCGAAGTCGTACATGGCGGGCCGTTCACGACTACACTTGCTCCCGTCCTTAGCACTATTCGACACACACCACGGAGGTCTGTCACATGTCCCGATCTAAGTCTCTCCCCGCGACCGCATCGCGCAAGGGCCGCAAGGCCAAGGCGCCGACGGTCCCGCCGGCGGCCTCGGCCCCGGTCGATCTCGATGCCAAGCGCGCGCAGCGCAAGGCACAGGACGCGGCCACGACGGCCGGCGTGCGCAAGGGCCGCAAGGGCCGACGCTCGTCGAACGTCCCCGCGCTCGAAGCCCCCAATGCCGAATCTGCGGCAGCTCTCGACGCGCAACGCAAGGCGAGCGAGGCCGAGCGCACGCTCGACGCGCTCGATCGGGCGATCATCTCGGGCGAAGCGGATAAGGCCGCGGCGCAAGTCGAGGTCGGCCCGGCCGAGCAGCTCGAGCTGCTCGCCTCGGATCTTCTCCCGTTCCTGGCGATCGCGCCGACGAAAGAGAAGCGGCACTACATGAACTCGATTTACGTCCACAAGATCGGCGACGAGCTGCGCCTTGTGGCGACCGACGGGCATCGCTTGCTCGTGCAGTCGATCGAGCACAAGACCGCGCTGCCTTGGGCCGAGAAGGGCCTGCTGTTGCCGACAGAGCGCCTCGCTCAGATCTACAAGTACTTGGGCAAGAGCGAGGAGCCGATCACGATCGCGTACGGCTCGCATTGGCCGAAGGGCACGGTGCAAGCCTTCGGCGCGGTGTTCGAGATCCAGCCGATCGACGCGACGTATCCCGACTACACGCGAATCCTCGCGGACGTCGGCAACGTATTCGCCTCGGAGCGAGAACCGACGGAGACGTCGGCGATCAATCCGAAATATCTCAAGGCGGCGGGCGCGGTCGGCTCGATGTTCAAGGCCGAGGGCGTGTTCTGCTACACGGGCGAGACGGACAAAAGCCCGATGGCGTTCACGTTCACGAAGGCACCGGGCGTGATCCTGGTCGTGATGCCGGTCGCTTCCGATAAGGTCGGCGGCATCGAGAAGGGCGTCGCGCGCCTGATCGGCGAGAAGGGCATGGCTGGCACGCTCGCGGCGCTGCGCGCGCACGAGACACGCCAGCGCAAGGCCGGCAACGATGACGCGGCTAACAAGTTCGCCGCGCGCATCGCCGAGATCCTGGCCGGCGTCTCGCCGCAGCTCGAGCACAAGAAGGAGGAGGCCAAGGCGTAAGGATGCGCCGCGCGGCGGGCTCAGCAATGGGCCCGCCGCTTTTCCTTCACTCACCGCAACGGAGATCCCATGACACCGCCCAACAGAACCACCGGCATCGAATGGACCGAGCACACCTGGAATCCATTCGTCGGCTGCACGATCCATACCGCCGGCTGCGCTAACTGCTACGCCATGCGACAGGCCGAGCGCATCGTCCGCCTCACGCCGGGCCGCTCTGTCTACGA